TATATCACCAACAGCGTGCGCGGTCTTCATTGTCTTGAGCGTCCCGGTGTGCGCGGTTTAATTCCTTTTCCTGTTGGTCGATAAATTTAATTACCTCTTCCAACTCTTCTGGATTATCCACAAATCCAATTCCGCCTAATGCGGTTTTAATTGCTTTCTTTGCTTGTTCTGCATTCATTTTGTTTTATTCTCCAATTAGGTATAAGAAAAAGGGGGGCTGTTGCCAGCCCCCCGGTTTAGTTACGCTGCCAGTGCCACCGCAGCATCCCACATGCGCTGTTTCACGTCGGCACCTTTGCCCCACTGTGAGGAGATAAACTTAGCCTCTTCAGTGCGACCGGTTCCCGCATGGTCGATATCGTAAGTCACGGCATTAATCGCGCCCCACAATGTTCCGCGTGCGCTTGCCAGATCAGAACCGGGCGCATTCTTCAGTGCTGCGCCAAGCCGCTGTAACACTTGAACAGTCCGGCTTTCCCTTTCCTTATTTTTCTTTTCATTTTCCTTTGCGAAGTGTTCAGCGATTTTTTCATCTGAATCTAAACCGTAGTAAGCGTTTAGCAACATCTTGATTACCTGTTCTTCGCTGACCTTTTGCTTCGCCATTCGCTTTGCATTTTCGCTAAACTGATTCCATGCATCGCTTACCAGTTCAAGCCTAATGCAAATCTTATCCCAGTCTACAACAGTAGAGTGCCGGTTCTTGACACTTAGCACATTGCTATGCCGTGCCGATTGCAGCGTGTTATTGCAGACCGGTCGCAATTCACCGGTGAATCCTTCGGTACTCATGCTTCCATCGCAGGACGTTGCGACCGTAACAAATTGGTGCATTTTGTCCTTACCCGGCAATTCCAACACGCAACCGGTGTTAGCCGTACACCAGTATCGACCGCCGTTAAACAACACGCCAGCAGTTTCAATCTGGTAACCGTACTTACTGCAAAGTTGCTTAAAGAATTGGAAAATCGTTGTAGGCTGAACCGGCTTATACCGTTCGGTCACGGTATTCATAACTGCGCCGGTATCGCTGCGATACAGCACAAAGCGGTTTTCTGCGGTAGTCGAAACCTTGAGTGGCTTACCATCAAGCCCCACAATCTCCCGCTGAAACTCTACCGGCGCAATGTTGACATTGAAGGCTGCGCCCGCTTTCTCCTGTATCTGTTCCGGCGTATCAGTCGGCAGGATCGCATTACCAAGCTTGTGCCACATGGACTCTGCGCCACCGATTGCCGCAACTGCTGCGAAACCCTTCGAAAAATCAAGTTCGTGTGCCATTTGAAAGTCTCCGATAGTTTAGACAATGCTTCACCCTTGACCCTCCTTAGATATTGAGTGGGCTTACCGGTGAAGCGGGAGTAGGGCTAGCCTTTCGCTTTTGCCCTACGGTTTCGAGTTTACTCCTTATTCAATCTAAATGCAACACCCGGCACAATGTCCGGTAATCGTCCAGGCATCACGCAACATTGTATACAAGTGCAGTAGTTCAGGATGCGGTGTTGTGCATATGTATACAAACCGGTATTGTGACATTGTATACTAGACCCCTGACGCGGACCACGGACGACCCTATTTTTTTAGGGTCCCATAGGGACCCTCTATAACTCGCACAATTGGTTTAAGTCGTACCAAAAAATAATAATTTAAAAATCTAATAATTGCGTTTATCTTATCTTTCCCGGTATGTCTAAGAGTCCTAAAAAATAATTTTCGCTTCTCAGTAAAACAAACCCGGTAATCCCTATTAACTATTCTTCCCGATTCTTTCACACAGCCGAAAAAATTTTGCTTGACTTCCCTCCCGGCCTATGCTATACGCGGGGATTCCCGCCGCCACAGGAGAAACGAAATGAGCTTTATTAAACCAACTGTTGGAAGAGTAGTGTGGTATATACCAAAGAACGTAGATAATTTAGAACAGCATAATAATGATCCATTAAAGGCAGATATAATCGCAGTTCACAGTCCAGAAGAAGTAAGTCTTTTCGTAATAAGTGCTTCTGGTCAAACAAGGTATATTTCTAAAGCGCCTCTTTGGCAGTTAGAGTCTGGTAAACCTAAACCAGAGAAAGGTGGTTATGCTATGTGGATGCCGTATCAGTTAGGACAGGCGGCAAAGACAGAAGAGGTATTAGGTAGAGTGAGAAGTTCAATAGGACCGGAAGAGTTAATAAAAGGACATGCACCTAAAGAAGCGGTAACTGATCCTCCTTTAGCTGGACAAGACACACAGCCACCGCCAGCACTTGGGAATTAAAAGATGCGTTTTAGATTTGCAATGGATGATGAACGGGAAAAGAGGCTTAAAATCTGTAAGACTTGTCCGTTTTACAGAAGGGCTTTTCCTGCGGTTCTTTCGTTATGTTCGGTATGCCTATGCGTGGTGGAAGGCAAGACTTGGCTAAAAGATCAGGTATGTCCTAAAGGGAAATGGTAAGGAATTATTATGAGTAGATCATCTTCAAGAAGGAAAGCGAAGCGGGCAATGTATAAAAGGTTAAAGAAAGAAAATAGGTTAATTAAACCTGTAACGAAAAATACTAGGCTCTTACCAAACACTATACCGCAATTTAATCTTTATGCACCTAAAATCAAAAGAGCTTTGTCAAGAGTCATAGAGTTTGAAGTTCGCAAGCCGGGAGAGTTTAGCAAGTGGCTGGAAGATTTACACATAGAGCATTACAGAGCAAGGTTTCAGGAGAAATTAGATGAGCAAAAAGAGAGAGATAAAGATAGTCAAAAACAAACCGTTACCGAAGCCGAAACTGGTAGATTTGACTAGTCTACCAGATAAAACGCATGAGGAGATTACTAGGCATTTACAACATGCTAAGAATGAACTTTTGTCACAGGGTCATGCAGCGGGTTATGCTTTGGTCGTCTGGAACATGGACGGTACAATAGGTACGTCTTTTTGGGCTGCTAGGGGATCAATAGGGAGAAGTCTAACACCGGCAGTTGTACATGATGCCTTATTAAAGCGTATCACTGTTCTTGAAGCCTTAGAAGAAACAGAGGATGCGGGTGAGTTATGAACGCTTTAGTCAAAGAAAAGGAAACTCCGTTACAGTTATTAGATAAAATACAGTACAAGGCACCGTTTAAGCATTTTGACCCCCGGTCTTATGATGCCTTTTATTCTAAGCATACTCACCCTTTACAGTATCTTGAAGCAATAGGGATGGAGATAATAACAGACCTATTATTAAATCAGTTCTCTCCTAAACAAATAGCGACAGCGTTACAGATATCTCAGCATATTTTAATGCGATGGATAGACAATGACGCAGAGAGGAAAGCAGAATGGGAGTGGGCGTTAAACCATGAAGCGGATAACTTAATGTTTGAAGCAAGGGATAAGTTAGAAGAAGTATTTGTACCATCAGATAAACAGTTAGATAAAGCAGAGAAAATAGCTAACCATAAACGGATAATGGCAAAGGGTTTTGGACAGAAGAGATGGGGTCAGAAGGTGGACGTGTCGGGGATAGCAGCGGGGGCAACGGTTACGTATAATTTCAATGTAGGACTGTTGCCAGAACAGAAAGAGAAATTGGTTAGAGAAAAAGCAAGTGTAATAGAACATAAAGGTGATCCCAATCCACCGGTATCATTTGACTTTACGAACTATTTGGGATCGGGGTTAAACGCGATTGACTTAACCATACCGAAAGAGGATATGAATTATGAAGAAGCAAAAGCCCAAGAAACCCCCCTTTTCGAGCCAGAACAAGAACCGCAAGGATAATCCTAAAGACACTCCTGCGCAGGAGAGAGCAGAGCGAAAGAGAGGAATTAAGACGTGAAAAAGAAATCTAAAGGTAAGACAGTAAAAGAGAAGTTTGAGAAGAGTAAAAGTAGAAAGCGTGGTTTTACGCCTAATCCCGGTGGACCCCCAACGGGGCGTATGTAATGAGTGCAGCTCATCCGCGTAATATAGAGCTAAAACCAACGGGCAGGACAGGCTTATTGACGTATGATGCAGAGCCTACTGCCCGTTTATTTCATAATGATGATACGCTTTACCGGTTCTTAATGGGTCCAGTAGGATGTGGCAAGTCTGCTGGATGCGTTATGGAGCTTTTAATGCGTGGCTTTGAGCAAGCACCGTTCCAAGGGGTAAGGAAATCACGTTGGGCTATCATACGTAACACTTATCCAGAGTTAAAATCGACAACTATTAAGACTTTCCAAGAATGGGTACCGAATAATATATGTCCAGTAGTCTTTGATGTACCGATTAGAGCGAATTTTAGACAAAGATTAAATGATGGGACCATAGCAGACATAGAGTTTATCTTTTTAGCACTGGAAACTGAGGATGATATTAAGAAATTATTGTCTTTGGAGCTTACTGGAGCATGGATAAACGAGGTAAGAGAGGTTCCAAAGGCAATAATTGACTTTCTACGTGGTCGTATACCCCGATATCCAGCTATAAAAGAGGGTGGAGCTACTTGGTCTGGTATTATAGCAGACACAAATAGGCCAAAAGTGGGTCATTGGCTGTATATGTTGTTTGAAGGAGAGGAAAAACTAGACGATTTTAAGCTATTTGAGTACCCTGCGGCGGTGTTTTGGGACAATAAAACTAGTACGTGGGTACCGAATCCAGATGCTGAAAACCTTAAAAATCTGCCTCCAAACTACTATAAAAACCAGATTCAGGGTAATTCTGAGTCTTATATTAGGGTAATGCTGGCAAATGAGTATGGTGTACAGTTATTTGGCAAACCTATATATCCACAGTTTAGCCAAAATCGGCATGTAGCGAAGGAGATATTAAGAGGAGAAAGAGGATTACCGCTTATACTAGGGTGGGATTTTGGTCTTAATCCAGCATGTATAATTAATCAGTTATCTAGAAGAGGGGGACTAAGAATAATAGATGAACTAGCTCCAGCAGATGAGGATTTAGAGTCTTTCTGCATGGAGTATGTAATGCCTTTATTAAATCAAAAATATTCTGGCTATACCTATGTTTGCGTAGGTGATCCGGCGGCGCGGGGTAGGTCTGGTTTAGATAAGAGAACTGCGTTTGACGTTCTCGCAGACTTTCATCTTAAGTTACAACTAGCGCCGACAAATAATTTTGCTCCTCGCAAAGAGGCAGTTGACTTCTTTTTAAACCGTAATGATGGTTTTTTAATATCCCCGCACTGTCAGTATATGATTGAGGGATGTGCGGGCGGGTATGTCTATGAAAAGATGAGTAACACAATGGCAGGTGCGACTAGATATAAAGAGAAGGCAGAGAAGAATAGATATAGTCATGGACAAGATGCGGAACAGTATGTAGCGTTGTTTGTAAGAAAGGGTAGTGGCGTTCAACGAGCAGGTAGAATGTTGAATGGCATGGGCAATGATGAGGCACCAAAGAAAAAATTCTTATGGGCATAAAATTAGCTTGGGAAAGAGTGACTTGTCCTTACTGTATGAAGCGATTGACTTTTCGTGGAATAGACATGAAACATGCGAGAAGTAAAATAGCTAAACATCTAGAGAAATGTAAGGAGGAACATGCAGATTCGGCAGATGGAAGAGAAAGACTTGGATCAGATAGTAGTTCTGGAAAAGCTACATCAAGCTAGTCCTTGGCCGTGGATTAGTTTTGTTTATGCAATACGTGCTGGACAAGAGTGTGTAGTAGTAGAGAGAGAAAATGAAATTATTGGTTATGCTGTATGGGATAAAGGGCATGGAAGAACTATATGTGCGGTAAGTGCAAAAGCAGCATTATTATTATATCAAGCTTGGTATAGTTTTGTAAAAAATAAAGGAATATTGGAAATGAATGCCGAAACACCAGAGAATGCTATAGCGCCTATCGCAATGTTAGAACGCTTTGGCTTTAATAGGATTGGTACACGTCCATCCTTCTATGGTGCCGGTATTAATGCGATTGTTTGGAGTCGTCCAACTGGGGATCGACTGCTACCGGATCAGGCTTAACCGGGATAGATCGCAGGGGTTCGGAGACAACTAGTTTGTAACTCTCTGAACCGATTTGATAAATTCTGCTTGACAACCCCTTTCTGTTGTGTTACAAGCGTCCCCCGGCGCGGGCGTCCCTGTGCCGTTTCCCCCACTTTTAATATAAAGGAACTAATGTCATGGAACATGTAGAAGCTTTACGTATGCGTTTACCGAAACTCGAAGATGTATCGGATTTACCGCAAGACCCGGCGTATCCGGTAGGGTATGCGAGCGCACCGAATGGACCGGGAGGTTTAGTACAGTCATTGGGTGTTGCTAGTGTTATTGCATTTGCAGGGTCTTATAACTGGGATACCAAGGACCAGCAGAAGATTGCTCTTAATTGGGCTAAGGATACTGTTAATCATTGTGCATGGGCTGCGACAATGCGTGATTATCAGAAAGAACTTACTGATGAACAGAAGCGCAGTATCCAGTTATCTTGCGTTTCGGCAGGTGTGTTCTTTGGTGGTCGTCGTTTGCTTCCGGTTGTGTGGGGCTATGTAGCGGGTCGTGCGCAGGCATTACCGGGATTAGCTTTTGCAGCTAATTTCAATGAAGGGGATAGTAGTTTCCTTGGACAGACTAGTTCGGAAAAGGGTCCAGCGGATGCTAAGGAATTAGCATTTGAGTCTTTAATCAGTGATGTACGGCAGGGTATTTATACTCCTACTGCTACTCCTACAGAGAGTGGTCCGGTAAAGAAAGCTGTTAAATAATGCCCGATAGAGACATAGCTGACTTGCAAGCTAGGACCAAAATCTTAGAAGAGAGTCTTGGCCGTGTCGAACAGCGCATTGAAACTAAGCAAGATAGTTTAGCGAAGGATTTTGCAGACTTAAAGATAATAGTCGTTACAGCAATTGCAACAGCCAAAGTTAAGTGGCAAGTTTTATTTAAGGTTGCGGCTCTTGTGGGTGTTGTAGCGGCTATTATTGCTGCGATAGTTAAGTTTGTAATGATGAAGTAGGAGAGCATTATGTCACTAGGTACGATTCTTTTAATTCTTTTAATATTGATACTTATTGGCGCGTTACCTACTTGGCCGCATAGTGCAAACTGGGGGTATTTTCCTAGTGGTGGTTTAGGTTTACTTGTTGTAATTCTTATTATATTACTTATATTGGGTAAAATTTAGGAGAGTGTTGTGGCTAAGGCGCATCCGGGTTTTAAAGCGGTAGAAGCAAAGATAGCGAAGCAATCGGGGGTAAAAAATCCCGGTGCAATTTTAGCGGCAAAGACAAGGGGAGCAAGTGCGGCAGCTAAAGCGAAAAATCCACGTCTCAAGAGGGTAAAATAATGTCTGCTGACTTTGCTTATATTTCACCACAGACTGCGGCTAAAACGTCTCCTGTATTTGATGCAAGGGGATGTGATGGGTTTCATGTAAGTGCAGATAATTTAGCAACCGCAGAAGTAGTAAATATTTCAGTTGTAGCGGGGTCAACAAATAAAGTGCTTACAGATGCTGCGGGTGTTGCTATTAAACTGACTGCCACTGTTCCATCTTTATATCTTCAAGGTGGTACATTTTACGTATTTGATAAGACAGTTACTGCTGGTCTTTGCGGTGTGTATGTGAATGTTAAGCAAAGATAATGTCTCTCAATCTTATTTTAGAGGGGTTTGTAGCTCCCAATGGGCAGGGTAATTTTAATTTTAGAGGTTTAAATGATGGTGCGTCTGTTAATTTTATTCTTAATATGTTGTCACACCTATCCACTGGTGGGACAACTATAACAGGAACAGTTAAAGGAACTACAGGTGGAGGGGGTGGTAGCGGGGGTAGTGGTACTGATTTTGTAGAGAATATAATACAGACAGCACATGGATTACTGGTAGGTAATGTTGTTAGATTAAGTGGTGCTGGTACTTACACAAAAGCACAAGCTAATAATGCAGTAAACGCTGAAGTAGTAGGAATAGTAGTAGCCGTAATAGATGCTAATACGTTTACTATTTGTTATGGTGGTTACATTGATCCTACTTTACTTGTCTTTACAGGCTTAACGCCTAATTCTGTTTACTTTTTAAGCCCAATAACACCGGGAGCGCTTACACTTACAGAACCCATAACACCGGGACAAGTATCCAAACCGCTTATATGGGCTGATTATCCGAACAGCGGTTACTTTTTTAACATGCGTGGCTTGACTGTATCAGCCGCGCCAGTTCCGAGAAAATATCCTTTTACCTTTAGTGATTCAACACAGTCTTCAAAGTATGATGCTACAACTAAACTTGCGTTAGGGTCTAAATATTTTGATCCGAATGATGCTAGTTGGGGATTAGGTTCAGCGTCTATAGTTAAGCTTTGCATGTTATTAGAGACAACAAACGGGGCAAACTTAGTAGGTGGAGATTTATTACGTGAAACCGGGGCAGGATCACCAGTGATTATAGCTAGTACGCCTACAACTGCTGGATTAAATGCTACTCTAGTAACTGTAGATGTATCTACAGCATTTAGACCGGGGGCAGTTGCAGGTATATTTACTACACGTTGTTGGATTACTACGGCTGGTGACCAAGTAACTAACCGTGGATCGTGGTTGGAGATACAGCCGTAATGGTTACCCGTAAGATTATTGTACCGGATAAAAAGCTAATTATTCCGCCTAGTCCATCTCTATTAGCGGCTCCAATTTTTAGTAAAACGTGGCAGTTTAATGTTAATAACCCTATTGTTGCTCAAGGAACTGTTTTAGCATCTATAAGAGCGCAGTTACGAGCAGTTAAAAATGCAATGCTTGGTTTTGCGCTAAGTCCTTGGGTGGTTGTTGGAAGTTCTAATAGTGTTGCTGCTGCTTTAGATGGAGTAGATCGTTGGGTAACAGATGCTAATTTAGTATGGAATCAACCGGGTGGTGCTCATTCATGGATAGTTTTAAGAAATCCAAGTATACCTAATTATCATGTTCTTCTATCATGTAATCCATTAAGTGGTGGTTCGCCTAATAGTTTTAGAGTTGGTTCTTGTGCTGCTGGATATACAGGCGGAACTACTCTTAATGATCCAACTGGAACTGATAGTGGTTATACTCTCTTAAATGGTGGTTCAGGTGGTAGTGCATGGATAAATGTAGCTGTTGATTTTGCATCGCGTTGGTCTGTTATGCAATCTACAGATGGTCAGTGTACTAGAGTTGTTATGTTTGCAGTTGGTAACATGCAATATTTTTGGGCTTTTGATAAATTAAACTTTTTAACACTTGGTACGCCGGGAGCAGCGAATACAGGAGTTACGTTAGCTCATACTACTGGAATTGCGAATTTTGCGGGAATTACAGCGCAAAATGGCGTAAGTTGTACAATTGCTCAGTCATATGAATCTCAATCTAATCTTACAATACAAAGTGAAATAAGTGGAACATGGGATATATTTCCTGTAGCAGCAGTAGGAAGTACAGTAGGTGGTAGAGGTAGAATTGGTGTATTTCAAGATATGTGGATAGGATCGACAGCTATAGCACCGGGGGACGGATATCCAGCAGCAGGACCAGCACATTTTATACAAGTTAGCGCACAGGGTTTGATAATTCCTTGGAATGATGGACCTATAAATACATCGTGACTCTTAGAGATTGCTATTTACAAGATGCAGGTTCTAATGCTACTATGTCGCAAATGTCTAGTAGCGAAGCTAATTTTTGTAGAGAAAACTGTTATTTAATTCCTATCTCTACAGTCACTACTGCGCCAGTCTATAAATATAAAAATCGTGGTTGGTATGTAGCAGGAGGAGTAGAAGAGTCTTGGGTTACAGTAGGTGCGCCTAGTACAGTGCCACCTAGTGGACATACTCTAATAGGCATTGATTATGTGGTGTTACAACCATAATGGGTAGTAGTTCTGCGCTCCCTGCTGTTGGTGTAGGTGCGACCGGAGCAACGGGCGCAACGGGAGCTACCGGCGCAGGACCAACGGGTCCAACAGGAGCTACAGGCATAGGCTTACCGGGTCCAACAGGAGCTACAGGCGCAACGGGAATAGGTGCTACCGGGCCTACAGGCGCTACCGGAATAGGCGTACAAGGTCCAACAGGAGCTACAGGAGCTACAGGAATAGGTTTACAGGGGGCAACAGGTGCTACAGGTACAACTGGTTCTATTGGGCCTACTGGGCCTACCGGGGCTACTGGTGCTGGACCTACTGGTGCTACAGGTACTACTGGTCCTACAGGTGCCACCGGTGCTACTGGCGCTACTGGTGTTGCGAGTCTCGCTGCTGTAGGTAATGCGCCAAATGCGAATGCTGCAACACTTGTTAGTGGTGTATTTACTTTACAACCGGCAAATAATCTTCTTCCCGGTGTTTTAACTGCTGTAGCTCAAGCTATTGGAGGTGATAAAACTTTTTATGGTAATGTAACTATTGGTGTACCAAGTACCTTAAGTTTTGGTGCAGCAACCCGCCAGATGGTGAATTTGTATGCGACTTCTTATGGTATAGGTGTTCAAGGTGGTGTGTATTATAGTCGTAGTGGAGCGAATTTTGCATGGTATAGTGGTGGTGTGCATAGCGATAGTGCATATGATCCGGGGGCTGGTGGTACACTTGTAATGAGGGTGGATACAGCGGGAAATCTCATTATTCCCGGTAATTTGACGGCAGCGAATTTTTCAGGTACAGGTGGTGGAATTAGTAGTGTTGCTAATATTGGTGCTACTCCAAACGCTGGTGGTGCATCAATAGCAGGAACAGTTCTTACTTTACAACCAGCAAGTGCAACTTTTGGTGGTGTAATTATTTCCGGTAATCAAGTATTGCCTTCTGGACGGAAAACGTTTACTGATGTTTTACTTTCTAATTTACTTTATCAATTCTATGATAATGGTATAACTACAACAACAAGTAATATTGCTTGGGGTAATGGTAGTATTCAAGCTGTTGCTCCAAATAATAGTGCTGCGCTTACTTTTACGTTTAGTCCTCCGCTTTATCCTGCTATACTTACTCTTAATGTTTATGCAGGTGTTGCGGGTCTTCCAACGTTTCCGGCAAGTGTTCATGGACAACCGGGAGTTACTTTAATTGCAGGAAAGAATTCGATATTTAGATTTTTTTGGGATGGCAATGCTATTTTTTATTATATAGGCGGATGTAATAACCAATGAGCTTATCAACTGCTGGTATGAGTTACATGCCATCCTCTCCGTCATCGGGAGGCGTGTCACCATTGGCAACACCGGTAGCGCCGGTAATGCAAGAGGAGATACAAGATGATTTAGCTCGTTATGTAAGAAGTGCTTTCATTGAAGCAGAAATGTATCGCCGGGTATCGGGGGTAGAAGAACGGCTTTTACGGGCATTAAGAGCAAGACGGTATGTATATGATCCAGAAGACGCAGGACTTGTTGGTGCGATTGATGTATATATTGGTCTTACTGCTCTTAAGTGTCGCGCTGCTGAAAGTTGGATTAATGACATTTTACTTAGTGCGATAGATAAACCTTGGACGTTATCTCCTACTCCAATTCCAGAACTTCCGCCGTGGATGAAAGAGCAAGTTGTAGACGCTCTGGAATTAGAGTTACAGCAATCAGGTGTACCAGAAGATTTACGTGCTAGAGCGAAACAGCTTAAAGACGCAGCTTTAAAATATGCTAGAGAAAAAGCTAAGTCTGCTTGTGATGGAATGGAATTAAAAATAGAAGATCAGTTATTAGAAGGTGATTGGCGTCCAGCGTTTGCAGAGTTTATACAAGATTTTTGTACGTTTCCAGCGGCTTTTATGCGAGCGCCGGTTATAGAGAATAAAAGAAGACTAGAATGGAATGGTAAGAAAGTTGTTGAAAAAGTTGATACAATTTATGTATCTCGGAGAATAAGCCCATTTGATGCATATCCATCTATGGAGAGTACTACTCCACAGAATGGACGGTTCTTTATAGAACGTCGTAAGATACAGATGGATGAATTACATTTGTGTCTTGGACTACAAGGATTTAATGATGAGACTATTAGAACGGTATTAGAAAAATATGCTAATACTGGTTTTGAAGAACAACTAAGGCCGGATTATCAAAGAAAGTTTCTTCAAGACACATTTACGCCTACTTTAGATCGAAAGACTTTAGATTTAATCATTTATAATGGTAAAATACCGGGCAAGTATCTTATAGAACGTAATATATTAGTAAAAGACCCGGAGGCACAATATGAATGTGAGATTTGGACGATCAATAACTACACTGTTAAAGCGGTTATTAATCCGTATCCATTACAAGCACGTCCTATATTCTCATCGTCGTTTGTTAAAGTACCGGGCGCGTTATGGGGCGAAGGTTTAGCAGACATATTACGAGATACGCAGAGAGTAGTTAACTCTGCTGCGCGGTCTATTGTACGTAATATGAGTTATTCGTCTGGTCCAGTAGGTGAAGTTGATGTAGATCGTTTAACTGCTGGAGAAATACCAGATGAAGTATTCCCATATAAACTATATCATGTGGAAACAGACCCAACAGGTAAGGGTAATCCTGCTTATCGTTGGTTTGTTATACCCACAGTAGTACCGGAATTATTACAAGTATGGGATAAATTTAGTCAAATAGCGGATGATTTAAGTGGTGTTCCGCCGTATATAATGGGTAATATGCAAGCACAGGGTGCTGGTCGTACAATGGGCGGTCTTAGCATGTTAATGGCTAATGCTGCTAAGGGTATTAAGAATAGTATTTTAAATTTGGATCGTGATGTTATAGAAGATGTAATAACGTTCTATTATAACATGAATATGCGATTTGATGATGATCCAGATATTAAAGCAGATGTTCAAGTTATTGCGCGTGGCGCTACTGGACTTCTGCAACGCGAGTTGGCACAAGCTAAAACTCTTGAGCTATTACAAGCACTTGCTCCGTATGCTATACCGCAACCGGGTGTTGCACCACTTGTACCAGCAGAAGGTATGCAGATTTTACTACGTGAAGTGCTTAAGACTACTGGTTTACCAGTGGATGAGATTATACCTAATCCAGATAAACTAAGTGCGCTTTTAACAAGTCTAGGTTCTGTAGGTGGTAATCCACAGATGATAGCGCAGTTAATACAAGGTATGGCGGGTGGTAGTCCTTCATCGGCTAATGCCATGCTAACAGGCTCCAGCAGCGCGCCTAAGCTCGACGCTCGATCCGCTGTCCCAAGCACGCCGGGGGGCTTGCCGTCGCCTACAGCCCCAACCGCGCCGCCTAGCGGGGCAGGGAGTCAGACACCAGTCAACATGCCTTCAGGGTCGTAGTTCAACAACCGTAGAGAGGAGTAAATTGAAATGCCAGCATTAGTAAAAGTAGGTCAAACCGGGCGTGAAAATGCAGCACCGGAAAACTCATATTATACAGATGAATATGTATATGCAGTTACTACTACAACGGTAATTCCTCATGGACTTGGAGTACGTCCGAAACAGGTATGGTTAGAACTTAGATGTACTGTTGCAGATATAGGATATGCAGTAGGTGACAGAGTTAGTTTTGTTGCTCCTGCATCGGCTTCAGTAAGCTTTAATAATGTTAATATTACAGTAGCACTTACTGTTACTATTCCAACACTTATTAATCCTTCAACTAATGCAGCGGCAGCAATTACGATTGGTAGTTGGAATTTATTAGTTAAAGCTGAAATTGTTTAAGGATAAGACATGAAAATCAGTACTGGCATACCTATTTTTAATACACCGGTTGATCCGCAGGGGACTGAGAACCAGCCCCCCAATGCGATTTTTCATGCCGGTAGTAAGAATTTAATGTCTCATATTATTGACGTATCTGAGACAGCTATAATTGTAAAAGCGTATGGATTTTTGAATGATGCCAGTACTATTACTGTTTGTACAGTTACTACCGAAAGAGATGGTAAAAATTACGCTGCTCCTATGGTTTTAAATGGACGGCATGTACAGTTATCAAATAGGAATAATGTGTTGGTCATTGATATGACCGGTAAGTATACATTCCAGCTTTCGGATGGATTGGGTGTTACTACGTGTGCTTACCATGAATCCGGTTTAGGCTTATGGTCATTTGGATTAAGTGCTTTTGCTATAGCTAATGGAATGTTGGAGTTTGTAGATACGGAAACAACACATGTTGAAATGGTAGAAAATCAAGTTAGAGTATACTTAAAGAAGTCTAATTTGGATAGTAATCTTTTGCAAGTTAGACATTCTCCCACTATTCCAGATGATCCCGGTATTGATCCAAATACAGATGAATATGGACCGGAAGGTTTATATTATGGTATAGATGCGGGTAAATATGCTTATCAATATGTATCTAGTATGGTAGGAAATGATGCTAATTTAGGTACTGATTCAACAACTCCATTACAAACTATACAATTTGCTATATCTCGTATTCCTGATAGAACTATAGCTGTTATATTTTTACGTGCTGGAGACATATTTAGTACGGTTACTACAGCATATACTGGAACCCCTGCAACTCCTATTGATGTTATTGGTGGTATGACAACACAAGCGGCGCTAAATCTTACTACTCCTTTAAATATAAGTGACAAGCAAATTACATTTGCACCATATAATGATCCAGCAATTGATGCTATTACTGCTTATAATAATGCGAATGGAACAAATGTTGTACCATATTTATGTAGAGAAATCAATTTCCCAACAATAAAAATTACGTTGGTATTACCAACTGATGGTGGGGGTGTTTATGTACCAGTTGGTTATTCTATTGGTGTTAATGGACATATAAGTTTTAGGGGTGTTAATATTGATGTTGGACAAACAGGAACAGTGAATCCGGGTTATTTACTTGGAGCATTTGGTGGATATGGAAAATTAATTTTTGAAGGGGGAAATACTAAATTAGGAAGTATACCTTTACTATATACATCACTTGATGTATTTACGTTTACTGCATCGTTTCATATGATGAGCGATCATACAGTAGCTACAGTAGGACCGCCGGGACCATTATTCTGTAGACCAGCTACTCAGTATTTTATTAATACAGTAGACCCTAGTGTTGGTGGTGGTGTTATGATTCCGGCGTTACCAGCATATCATTATAATGGTGATAATTGTCAAACGTATTTAGAGCCATTAGCTATGTGGCCGGGAATTACAATATATAGTGCACCTAATAGATGCTATAAAAAAGTTATTACATCTGTTAATATTCATTAACCGAGCGAAAGCTCATAACTGAGGAGTAAATGAAATGGGTAAGGGTCTAATGCCAAATGCCTCAACAAGTGGTAGTTCTATGTGGACACCACAGGCGCGTGGTGATACTTCCAAGATTTGGAAGGGTGGTTTTGGTGGTACTGTTGGTGGTGCTAAATCGGGTGGTTCTTTCTTAGGTAAGAATCCCGGTGCTAATGAACAGCGTAACAGTAAGAAGTCTGCCGGTTGTGCAACCTGCGGATGAAATACCGCATTACGCCAAATCAAGCAAGAAAGATAGAGCATTTTGCTCGATCTAATTTTGCTGAACTTTTGGCAGAAATACTACGTGAGAGAGAGCAACAGTTAAATGATGCGTTTAGGCGTGCTTTACCTGAAAATTTTTTAGAAATTAAAGGTAGGGCATTGGAAATTGATTCATTACTAGAGGCTCTTAAAGCTAAAGAGCCTAGTGGAGAATAGACATGCCGGGTTTACCGCAAGCAATGGTTCAAAAGCGAGAGATTTTAAGAGCACAACTAGCTGGTGAAACACCACCGGCTGAAGTTGTGCAACCGAAAGAAGTAGTTATTCCACATATGGATGGTCCAGCGGCTAAACCACCTGTAGTAACTCCAATACCAGAACCAACACCGGCTCCAGTAGAGACAAAACCGGAGCTTACGTTAGAACAGCAGTGGAAAGCGGAAGCGCAGAAAAACGAGCAAAGATGGAAGTCTTTGCAGGGTGTTATTGATAGTTTAGAACCGACTCTGAAAAGAGAGAAAGCAGAACGTGAAAGATTAGAGAAGGAATTAAAGGAGGTACGCGAAGCCCTACCGCCACCACCGGCGATTCCTGATCCTGATGATTTAACGGAAGAAGAGTTAGCAACATATGGCGAATCTCAAGGTGTAATCACCAAGATAGCCCGTAAGATAGCAAAAGGTGAAACTTCTGCCGCTATGGCAGATATTAAAAAAGAATTGAAAGAGTTACGTGAAGCAAATACTCGTGTTCAAACTGATCTAACATCGACCAGTGAAGAACAGTTTATGTCGCACGTAAAATCTAGGATTAAACACTTCGATGATATAGTCGCAAGTGATGAATGGAAACAGTATATTGCTACAAAAGCTCCATACTCGCGCAAGACTGTCTATGACATGTTAGCGCAGGCACATGTGGATCGGGATTTAGATACCATAGTTGAAATTTTTGGGGGTTTTAAACCCTCTAAGGATGCCTTAGCTGCAATGGTTACTCCTAATCTTGGCGGTGGCGCTCCTCCTGTAAATTTAAACGGGAGTCGAAAGCCGATGCTTAAATTATCTGACCGTAAAAAGGTCAGTGATGATTTTGTGAAAGGCAAAATTACTAAGCAAGTACGCGATGAGTGGGATAAACTGTTTAAAGAAGCTGAGGCAGAAGGTCGAATTGATTTTAATGCATGAGGACTAAATCATGGCCGTTGCCGTAGCATCTAGTTACCCTCAATATAGTGGTAACCTTATATCACCGATGTTCAGTATGGACTTGCTGGAGTTGTTTTATTGCTCTAGTGTCTATGGTGAAATTAGTACTACAGAATATAGTGGTACTATTGAAAAATGTGGTGACCAAGTAACGTTCTGGCGTGAGCCTGAAGTTACCATTCGTGACTACGAGAAAGGTGGCACGATTGTACATGATACGATTGATAGTGAGCCAACTACACTTGTTATTGATAAGGCTAAAGACTTTAGTATGGTCATTAGTCAGATTGATGAGAAGCAAATTTGTAATTGGCCGTCTTGGCGTGAGAGTTTCCTGAAGCGTGCTGCGTATCGGTTAGCGCAAGCAATTGATACGTCTTTGTTTGCATCCGTTTATATGGATGTAGACTTAGATAATGCGGGTACGTCTGCGGGTTATGTATCTCATGCGTATAATCTTGGAGCTACAGGTAATCCGGTAGCTGTTACATCGTCTAACATTAATCAGGTGCTTACTTACCTGCATGGTGTTTTAGATGAACAGTGTGCGCCGCGAGAGAACCGCTATGTAGTGATGCCAGCTATTGCATATACTACGCTCTTGAATAGTGACTTACGCGCTGCGTATTTAACCGGTATGGATATTTCTCCGATGATTAACGGGCGTTTGCCGCCCAATGTTGCCGGATTTAATATCTATATTTCTAACTTCTTACCACCGTTCTTTGATGCGGCTGTTAGTGCGAACTGCTATCAAGTTATTGCCGGTGTTAAGATGGCAACTGCGTTTGCTGCACAGATTGACCAAACGCGCGTAATTGAAGATAAAGACTCATGGGACCGCTACTATCAAGGTTTAGCGGTGTATGGCTTTAAAGTACTGTACCCGAAAGGTGTTGCAGCACTTTATGCCCGCTTTAGCTGATAGGAGATAGACATGGCTAGTGTATATGAGTTGTATTTGGGTGGTCCTCGTCAGCAAAATACTGATTGGGCTATCTTTCCAGCGGCTCCTTTTAGTTCGGCAAATACGTCGAATTTAGCACCACCGAGTAAACATCCAGTTGTATATGGTGCGTCGCGTACTCTGGATTTTACTAATGATAAAGCGTTAAGTTATTTTTTGAAGAAAAATTTGGTTACTGGTGCGGTTGTTAATGGTGATGCATTTGGAGCAGTTGTTATTCCTTCAAATTCATTGTTTTTCGGTCTTTGGTATAAAGTGAATAGTATCATTGCAGGTACAGGTGGCACATTTAAGTTACGAGTTCGTGGTGCAGCAGCAGATTTAATAGCGGGTCTTGATCCACATGTTACACCAACAACCGGATTTGCGACTTATCCTAATGCTACAGCAGTACCGGGTACTATTGGTGCAGCGGCTGCATTACTGTTTCATATGTTTACAACACCGGATATTGTTGATCTTGTAGTTACGGCGCTTCCAACGCCAAATGTGTGGTCTGCTTTTAGTATCACACTTACACCAGTGTACTTTAATTTCCAAAGTGGTATGATGAACTGAGTAAGTGGGGTGGTAGTGGAGGGGGTCGCATCCCGGCTCCCTCCTTTTTAAACAAGAGGATTTTACAATGGATCAGCCAAATATTGCAAGAGTAGTAATTTCTAATCGTAAAAATTTAGTCGATAATAGTTTGGATATTGGTGGGCCAACGGTATTAGGTGTTGGTCTTTATATGCGGCATATTGAGTCTGGTCGTGTATATCCATTTGAAAGAGAAGGTGCAAAACGTGAAGATGTAGAGATTTTTAGGCGTGATGCGGCTGGTAATGAAACTAAGATTATCAAGCCAAAGAAAGTAAAGAAGAGTCCTTTTGAGCGTGATAGGGCTGTTAATTACGAAGGTCCATTACCACAAGAACGGATAGGATAATGTCTACCGGGCTGCAAATTATTACTTCTGTATCCTCCTCCCCCTTAAATGACCAAGAGGGAGGAGTTAGTAATCCTGCTCTTAATTTTGTTCGTTGGACTCAAAATGATCTAATGGACTATATGAATAAGGGATTATTAGAGATTAATAATTATAGACCGGATGCTTTTTTAGAAACGGCAGATTTGAATATAATTACAGGGAGATATAGACAAGTATTAGACCCTAGATATAGATTATTAAAATCCATTGACGCAATGAGTCTTACGTCAAATTATAGTCCGGGGGAGCCTATCACTCAGTGTGATTTACAGTTAATGCGGGCATTTTCTAAAAAGCCGTGTTTGCCAAGTGGTGGACAAAATAGTTTTCGTATTTTATCTTATGCTTATGATGTAAAAGACCCAAAGAATTTTTATGTAACACCGATGGTACCAATAGGGTTTCCAACAACAATAAAAGTAACGGGTACAATGGTGCTTGCTCCAGTTGCATATACAGACCCTAATGTTACTGTTGTAATAGACAGTGTTTATCTTACAGCGTTAGGTTTCTTTATAGCGGCAAAAGCATTTGAAGTTGATACTGAATCAGCAACATCCCAAGCTGAAAGTACAGCATTTTATAAAAAGTTTTATAATTCATTAGGTGTGAAGTTCTCGCAAGAGACTAAATATAATTCAGGAACATTTGCTGGTCAAGGTGGTTCTAACCAAATGACTAAATCGAGACAGCCATGAGTTTTATTAATCCAAATGCTACTCTTTCTTGGGATGCGGCATTGCCATATGTAGTACCATATGTAATTGGTGCGCCACCGGAGTTAATTTTACATCATATTCGTATGGCGGCAATAGAGTTATGCAATTGGTCAGGTATTATACACGATATAAATAAATATGATTTGCAAAAAGGTGTACAAGACTATCAGCTTATTACTGATTGTAATTATAATATAATACGAATAAAACGAGTTACTGTAGATGAACGTTGGGATTATACGCCAATTACAGCTAAATTACCGGCTGGAATAGGTGCATATCTGTATCAAATGACTTCACCTACAATGATACATTTGCGCCGTCCACCGAATAAAGATGATCCGCAAGGATTAGAAGTTGAAGCGATTGTTGCACCTAAACAAGATTCGTGTGTTTTAGATAACTATTTATATGAACAGTGGGTGCAAGGAATAGCATATGGTGCTATTTCTACTTTAATAGCACTTCCTAATACGAATTGGTATAATCCAAAAGAAGCAGATAGATACGAGTTAAAGTTCCGAAAGGAAAAAGTTCGGTGTCGTGCTGAAGCAGACCGTGCTTTTGGTACAACATCTATTGCAAAAACTAATCCTTGGGTTGGTCCAGCTAATCGTGGATGGGGTGGTGGTGCCGGTTATTGGCCGGGTGGGGGTCGATAATGTTACAGACTCAAGTTAAGATTCCTTATGTTAATGCCGATACTAATATAGTCGGCGCTTCTATGAAACTTACAGGTTGTAATTGTAGTTGTGCAGCTTGTTTAGGCTGTGTTGACTGTGTATTTTGTACTAATTTAACTGTAAATGACATTGTAATGAATGTATATCGAAAAGGACTTATACCTGATAAACAGTATTTTGTACAATATCCCGCATATCATATACAGGGTATTGATGTTCAATTCTTTATTGATGATTTACTTAAAGAAGCTGTACCGGGTTATTATGTAGGGGATGTGGTAATTAGGGGTAATCCGTGCGGCTCAATTGAGATGCTGGTTGGTGACAATAATACTGTGTTTTCTCCCTATTCTCAGTAGGCATAGCCATGACTTTTAAAGCCCTTCAAAATCTTATAACTAATACCACAGCATACACGGCTGTTGGGGCATCGCAGATAGCATTACCTGCATCTGTCATTGCTATGCTTTCAACACAGCTTGCGGGAGGTTACTATACCGCAGTATCTGTAACTGATGGTGTTGGTTATGAAGTAATGAATATTGTTAGTGTAACTGCTGGTGCTGCTGATGTAGTACGTGGGCAGGATGGTACTGTAGCCGTACCACTTGCTGCTGGATCACAAGTTAGATTTGTTTGGACTACAGCCGGTATTGGTGATGTTGCCCCCGGTGGATCGACTACATTAACTGGTAGTGGCGGAAGTACAGTTACTGGTGGTCCTGCTTATAATGTCGATTCACCAGCATGGACATTTACTGCTGGTGCTGGTATGGATGTTTCTTTTGGACCGGGGCCATACGATGTTTTAATTTCCCAAACTAGTATCGGTACTCCATTTACTTTTACTGGTACTGGTATTGCTGAAGTTACAGGTGGTCCGTATAATTTTAATATAAATGTTGATGGAGTTATATTAACTGCTGGTACTGGTATTTCTATATCAGGTACATATCCAGCATTTACAATAAATTCTACAATTGTTCCCGGTGCGCCCGGTACTGTACTTAATCTTGTTGCTGGTCCGGGTATTACAATTTCTGGTTCTACTCCAACTATTAATCCTACAGTTGGACTTACGCCTACTGGTCCCGGTGCAGGTACATATGGTGGTATAAGTCTTAATGCTTATGGACAAGTGACAGGATTTACTGGTTCATTAATTAGTGGTGTTTCTACATCAACTAGTGGTTTAACATTAGGTGGTCCTACTAATGGTTTGTTGACAATTGATATTAGATCAGCAGATTCAACGCATCAGGGTTTAGTGCAATTAGCTCCAAATACTACAGCAGGATCAAGAGATTCTGCTAATAATACACAAGCAGTTACTCCGGCAGGACTTGATACTGTATTAGATGCTTTAGAGCTTGGACTTACAGTAGATACTCTTTCTGTAGTTGGAAATCAAAATGCACTTTCTCCAACTGCTTATACAAACCCAATTTCTGGTTTCGTAATTCCTGTAATTGTAGTCTCAGGTAGATTTGCAGTCATAGATTTATATGTAGAAATGTATGATCCACTAAGTCTTAGCACTATACAAACTTTTGGTGTTGGGCTTTTTGATGCTACTGGTGTTACTCTTTTAGCTGGTGTATCTAATACAATAGCAAGTAATATACGGCATCTTAAGTATCGTGTAACGGGTCCACTTTCAGGAAATTTAGTAGTAAAAACTACTCCACTTGCTGGTACACAGGTAATTGGAAGCTACTATGCTCATGTAATTGGTAATTAAAATGCCAAGTATTCGGATAACTCGTTTTGCAGGATTATTACCTACAGCTAATCCAAAAGAATTAGCGAATGATCATGCTCAAGTAGCTCATAATTGTTTATTATGGGATGGTTGGTTACATCCTATGCCACAGTGGAAACCAATTATAAATATTTCTAATACACCTGCTGGACTTTTTAAAAATCCTACTGCTAATAGTTTAGCTGTTGTTGCTGGACAACCATTAGGATTTAGTTATGATTATTATTTTGCTAATGGAGTGTATAATATTGGAGAGCCTTTTAATAGTAATTTATTAACTGGTATTTACACTAAAGATTCATTTAAATATATGGGGCATTATATCCCCGGTGGTACTACAAGCCACCCAAAATTTGCATACTTAGGTGTTCCTGCACCTACTGTTTTAGATCATACATTCTCTCCTCCAGTTAGATCACCTAAAGGTATATATCCAATAGCACGTACATATGCTATTACTTTTTCGAGTATGAATCAAGAAGGACCACCTACAATATTTGAACAAATAGGTATATATGGTAATTTGTATGAAGGTGATGGTATATTTTTAGAAGGTCATCTTGATAGTGTTCAAATACAGCAATATGGTATAACTGCAATAAATTTATATAGAACAATACCGGGATTTGATACAGGTGAAGAATTAGGTAATCCTGTAGAAACTGGTTTTCATCGCGTTGATACTCTAGGTATTGATCCTTCTGGACACTTTTCTTTTTATGATAGTTCTGATTCAACAAATATTCCCGGTGATTTACTAATTAGCGATCAATGGATTCCACCAACAGTAAATCCAAATAAGTCACCTATTTTCTATGGACAATCAGAAGGTGGATGGAATGTTTTAGTACGATATGATGCTGCTGGCGCTTTTGGTGATCCACCTACTGCACCTTGTGTTATACAGTTTTCAGAACGGTACATGTCTCATGCATGGCCGATGCAAAATACAATTAGTATACCTGAAATAATAACTAGTGCTGCTATTTATTATGATGATATATTTATAGGTACACGAAATACAGCATATCATATAAGAGTAGAAGTAGGAGATGGTGAAGTTCTTAATACACAAGTTAGGAGATTCGCTAACGAATTTGCATGTGTTCCGAATACAATGGTTGCTACTAATTTTGGGGCTATGTATGCTTCAGTAGATGGGCTTATTGCATTAACTTCAGATGAAGATAGAGTTACATCTAAATCTGTAGCGAGTCCCGGTGATGATTTAATTGTACCTTTTCCTATTTTTAACTCATTTATAGGTTTAAAGTTATCTGATGCAAAACATGCAGCGTGGTGGAATGGTAATTATTTTGGTTTTGTGAACAATGGAAATAGTCAAATTAATGGATATGTATTTAATCAACCTTCACCAAGTAATCAAGAGTTTCCATTAGGACAGTTAATTACTATAGATACTCCACACGGTAATTTTATTGATAGTATAACTACGGGATCAGGTTTATTTATTGCTTTTGATAACATAATATATACACTTCCATTGCCGGGATATGGATATGATTCATCGCCATTAGCTCCGTATACGTGGCTTTCTAAGCGTTATGTAATGCCGGGACTTACAACATTTGCTGGAATGAAAATAGTTAATGATAATAGTGGAGCTTTAACAGTAACACTGTATGGTTATAGAACAAGTGGACAAGGGCCAGGTAGAGTAGGTAATCCTGATTTTATATTTACTCGTCAAGTTGGTCATAGTAAACCGTTTAGAATACCCCACCAACATAAATGTTTAGAATGGGAAATAAAGTTAGAAGGTAAAGCCGTAGTTGAAGAAGTTCATCTTTCAACTTCCTATCAAGACTTAATAGAGAATGAAAATGCTACAGCAAATGCCTAATAAAGAACAAATAGATAGTATTTTTAAAGCTCATACGGAAATGTTTATTGGTATGAGAGAACGGGCTGCACAATTTTTAATGCCTGATCCTCCTAGTTCTGAAGAGGAAAAGAAAAGTCTTGATTACCAGCGTAGATTAGCAGAATCTTTAGCTGCATTAGATGTATTTATGAGCTTTATGAATGTATCGGGAGCTATGGTTGGTTCTGGGAATTTTTCTACAATTACTGCTATAGCTGATTTAACATTTGCGTTAAACACTAATACTTTTTGGATAAAGAATGCTACATATTTAGTGCCTATATTAAATATGTCTATTAATGCTTTTTTAGATGCTAATGATATGGCAATAAGAGAGCAAGAACCTATATGGGATAATTTACAGTATCATAATAGAAATTGTTGGCTTGAATTACTTCCAGCTATTGTTTTTTGTTTGAAAGGCAGATTAGCAATGCGAAAATATTCATTAGAAATGAAAAAAACATTTGAGCCGTTTTTGAGATAAGATCATGGCAGATTATGGGCAAATTGTTGAACTAGCAGTAGAATCTGCATTAGCTGTTGCTATGGCTACAAGAGTTAGTAAAATTGAAACAACTTTTCATGCAATGGCACTACAACAATATGATAATTACAGTATGCAAAGACAGTTTTATTTCGATCATTTCCAGATGCAGGGAGAAGGACCATTTGTATATGAGCAATTTGGAATTTACTTGTACATACCTGATTACATAGGTATAGATTATGGTTATAGTCTTTGGCCTCCCGGTGCTTTATTTATGTTTCGTCCTGAATTACAGGCGCGTATAAATTTTTTAGGTGCCGTTGGTACAAATGGTTATTGGCAATCATACGCAAGACGTTATAATCCATACGGAAGTTTTACACTTGATTCAAGTAGTCGTGATATGGATGTAGCTAATATAAGAGATGATTGGACTAGTTATATGTTTCGTTATGAAGAACATAAACGTGATGTACTTAATGAACGTCGTTGGGCAAGTCAAATGGGTGCATTATCATATGGAGTTAAAGAAGCTTATGAAGTAGCAGAAGGATTAGCTGTTAGTTTTGATATATTTGATAAAGCTCAAGGAGATTTAATTAATGAAGGAAATACTGCTTTAAATGGTTTAGCTACTTTTGCTGGTTATCGTCAAATACAAAAGGCTTTAGATAAAGACTTAGGTTCAGACCCAACTTTATATGACCATTTCTTTTTAGGTAGGTGATTTTGAAATGGCTAATGATATTACATACTCTGGTAAAAACCAAGTAGAAGACCCGCCGATACTTAATGACCATTTACGGTCATTAGGTACTTTAGCAATGGGAGGAGCTAGAGCGCTTCTTTCTACTATTTTGTTAATTGGATCGCCACCACAAAAAATTCTAAATATCTTTAGAGATATAGCTGATCCATTTCATTTGTTTGGTGGTGTTGATGACATACTTTTTACAGAGTTTAAAGGACAACTTCAGTTTTTAGAAGAAAATAGAAATTTAGCTCTGCAATATCAAGGTATTAATCAACAAGATTTTGATTTTTGGGATAGGGGTGTTATAGCGAGTAAGTATACTACTGATATAGGTCCTGATGATAAATTTATATTGAAACCTATTACACCAACTGCACCACCGGGTACGTTTCAGGGATATAGACCATATATGGAAATGGCTTTAAATGAAGCTAAAGGTCGTCCATATTATACATCTCAATTTCCTGTTTCAATGTATGGAGCATTAGATTATTTAGCGTCTACTGGTCGCGGTCAATCTAAAGCGTCGTTACATCACGATGCAGAATGGTTAAATACTCGTCGTAAAGTTGGACGTTATAATGTAGGTCATGGAAGACGTGTAGATTATAAGTATGCAACAGCACGTTTAAATGCAGAACTTGAAGGATGGAATTTAGGATTTAGATTTGAAGACCATCGTAAAATGATGTATGATGAACAGCGTCATAAACATCAAGCTGACATTCTTAATATTGGAATAGGTGTTGGTCTTGCAGCACGTAGAGGTTTAGCAACTTCTGTTAAGGGGCTTAGTGAAGCGCGAGCACAAAAGGCTGGTTCTCTTGGTGCTTTGTCTAATGGTCTGTCAACATATTCTGGTTTTACAGATACAACAAATAGAATTGAAGATAGACAAAGACAGAGAGCATCAGAAAAGAAAGATTATGGAGATTATATGAAAGGGTTAATAAAATCAGATTCTAGTAATGATAGAATTATGAAGAGCGGAATGGAGAGTGAAAATGGCTAATCTAGTCTATGGCGATCCTTTCGGCTCATATGTCAAAGGACAAGAAGCGGGACAAAAACAAGCTATTGATTTAGGAGAAGCACAACGTAAGTTTCGTGACTCTGATAGAGAAGCAGATTTTAGAAAATGGTATGACCCACATAGAAAAATAGAAGTTCAAACAAAAGAAAATATGGATGTTATGGCACAGAATAAAGCACAGATGCAGATGTATGCTAATGCTGCTTTAACTGGTAGTAGACAAGCATTAGATATACTCAGGCAGCACATGGCAAATACTATGGGAACTACTGATATTAATTTTCTTCAGTATGATAAAGATGGACGTTTAGACCCGCAAGCTACTGCATTATTAGCTCAATTTGCAGTAGGAAATATACCGGGAGCATTAATGAGTACTAGTATTATGTCGGCTGCTGGTATGCATAAGTTCCCACAATATTATTCTCAATATGGTAGTGCTGGAGCGGGTCAAACACATGATCCTTTAGGATTAAATACCGAGAGTTGGACTGGAGCACCGGGAGGTGGAGGTGGAGGTGGAGGTGGAGGTACAGGTGGACAAAGAGGACAACCGGGGAATATTCACACATTACCTAATATATTAGCTACTGATCCAACTTCATCTTTTTATAATCCTATGTTACCAGATAATACAAATTCAGGAATACCGGTAGGAGATACTACACCAAGAGCATTTCCAGCAGTTTCAAGTATGCCGGGAGATGAAACTACCAGTGAATTTAGTTATGCTAATAGAGATACATCAAATGAGCCGGGGATGCAACATTATAATCAAGGTACCGTTGTACAGAATACTCCTCGTATGGCAGGAGAACCGGACCCACAAGAACCTTCATTTTATAGTCCAACAAATGATGGTAGAAATGCCGATAATGTGCCAATGAGAGGAAATCAAGTATCTTTTGCACGTCCAGAAGATAATACTCCAAGTGCTACTCCTACGGTTGCTAGTCCTCAATTTACTTATCCGCCAGCGGGGCAGTATCCAGCACCTATTAGGCTTACACCAAATCCAACTGTACCGTCACAAAATAGACCAACACCGGGGAAACAGATTTGGGCTGATAGTAGTGAAACACCAGCAACATCGGGACCAACATTCCAGCATAATAGACGTTCTAGTCCTAAACAAATGGTAACCCAATGAACGCATACGGCGCTGATCCACGTTTAATGGCTAATGTTCCAGAAGCTATGCGGGGTACTCCTATGCAGGGTATTCCGCAAGTTAGTAGAGGTAGTGCGGCATCTGCGCCTACGTCTTATGGACCAGCACCACAAGCAGCAATGCCACCAACAATGATACCACAGTTTAATGCTAGACCACCAGCACCTACACAGTATGGTGGTAATCCAAATGCTTCACCGAATCCCCCACCGGGATCACCGGGGATGCCAACTAATGTACGTCAAGCACAGCAATCACAGCAACCACAGCCGGGGTATCCTACTGGTGATATAATGCACACACCTTATGGACCAAATGGTTTTGGTGTGCATCCTGATTTAACAAGAAGTGAAATGGTTGATTACTTATTAGGTAAGGTTAAAAGTGTAGAATCTAGTGGTGATCCTACTAATTATATAGGTAAAGCAGATCATTTACCATATGATCCTAATCCCAAAGGACGTGGTACTGCGTCTGGTTATTTTGGATATACACATGGAACATGGGGTAACTATAAAGGATATCCAAGAGCTATGGATGCACCGCCAGAAATACAAGAAGAAAAATTTAGAAAAGATATGGGTGATTCATTAGTAAGATTTGGTGGTGATCCGTTTAAGTCTATGGCGAATCACTTTTTTCCAGCTAAGGCGCATGATCCTAGTGCATGGGATGATGAAATACCAAATTCGGGAACTGTAAACGGTTATTTAAGTAAAGTTTTTAACGCAGGATCAGACAAAGCTGGAGGACAGCATGCCAGATACATCCAAGGGGCGAACCCTAATAGATCGAGCAACTACGATAAGTCAACTGCACAATTACCTTGAGTATAAATCACCTGATACTAAAGATCATATTAAAAAAGCCTATGTGACTGTTGGCGATAAGGGAATTAAGGCGACACCTATATCTCCAAAAAGAAATAAGATTGCTGAGATGTATGGCAAGAAGCCAACTTTAGTTGCTGAAGAACTAGACCCAATGGCATTAATAGAAAAAGCGTCGCCTCAAGATAGATTATTTCCTCAGTATCAAGGTTATGGTAATAAACTCGTAAGATCAGTATTACGTCGAATAGTTGATGAAGTATAGGAATTACTATGGATAATCTTCCTTATGGTGCAAATCCCGGTATGATGCCACCGGCAGATGTTGGGAGTCTCCCACCGTCAGTTAATATGAATGTATTTGGTGCTACTCCACCGGCACCGAGCGCGTCAACTAGTGCTGCTCCTCAAGACGCTATGCCGGGTCTTGGTAGTAGTCCGCCGGATGCTGGTGCGACTGTATATGGTACGCCTACTCCTGCACCGGGTGGTGGTACTGCATATCCAATGTATCAAACTCCGCCGGGTGGTGGTCCATTAATGTATAAAGGACACCAAGTAAAAGTTACCGAGCATCCAAATTTAGGGAATGCACCTACATTTCCTGAGTATGTTATACAGGAGATGTTGTCAAGCAAAGATCATAATACTACTGCTAATATGTCAGATACTGATATTATGATGCTTGCCGAGCCTTTTGCTAGGCAGTTTGCTGGTACGTATAATGCTCAAGGCGTAGAAATGAATAAAAAGGAGGAAGATGCGTTAGTAGGACAGTTTAAACATAAAGTTTTTAAGTATATGCCGCAGTTAAGAAAAGATATAGCAGATGCAGAAGCAGCACATAATGCTAAAATGGGAACAGCGGCAACGCCAGCTATGGGTGTACCAACTGCTTTAGGAACAAGGGCATTAGGTAGTATGGAAACGGGCGCGGGGAATGTTGCGGCAGGATTGCCGGGTTTAGCTGCTAAGATACCGGGTATGATTGTTCCTCCCGGTTTAAAAGGTGTAGCGGATGAATACTTACCAGAACTTTCGGCGAAAGCAAAACAAGCAGAAGAGGGTATACGCTCTACGTTTAATCCATTAATACAACCGGGTGCTGCTGCGTTAAAGAAATCAGGCGAAGAGACAGTACAATCGACTGATGAAGCGCTTAAAGAACATCCTTATTTAGCGGCTACTTCAGAAGTTCTTGGTGGTGCTGCTCCTTATCTTGCATTAGGCGCAACAACTGGTATGGTAGGACCGGCACTATATGGTATGTCAGAAATGGGTGGTGCTAGTTTACAAGAAGAACAAGATCGTATTAATAAAATGAAACCGGAGGAGCTTAATGCACTACCGGAATATCAAACCTTACTTAAGGCTACAGGTGATCCTACTAAGGCAAAGGATTTGTTGGCTAAAGCGTCTTCTGAAGCGGCTGAAGAAGTAGGCCAAATAATGGGTGGTGTGATGGGTTCTATAGGTGGTGGCGGTATGTCTACGCCAGCACAGAGAGTTATTGCTAAGGCTGTTGGTACTAGTACATTAAAAAGGGTTCTTGCAACTGCTGGTGCGGAAGCTACTGGCTTTGCTAGTCAACAAGCTGTAAAAAATGTACTTACTACCCAAGCTACTAATGTTAAAACAGGAGAAAAGAGAGAGCCAGATGCTTTAGCGGGTACCGATCAAGCAGGTATTATGGGTGCTGTGATGGGTGCTATTGGCTCTTTAATACATGGAAAAGCTAAATTAACAAAAGCAGGAACAACAACACCAGCAGCAACGGGAGCTATACCAGAAGCAGCTACTAAAGCTTATGAAGAAGTACTTGCACATCCTGATTATAAAGTACCAGAAGGTGCTTCTCCAGAAGCAGCGAATAATATATTAAAAGATGGACTAGACGAATTAGAGGCACGTCTTGGTGGTCATGGTTTATCAGAAGAACAGATAAATAATGCTAAGAAAAGTTTTGAAGCTGAGTGGCGTAAAGCTAATGATCAACCGGCACCTATAGGTGAAACTGCGGAACCAACTAAAACAGAAGCGGGTGCGGCAGTAACACCAGTGGCAGCGCCGGTAGATAATAATTTAGCAATAGCGAGATTACAGAAACAACATGATGCTGCGGTTAAGTCTGGTGATACTCATGCAGCTTCACAGTTAAAAAGACAAATGGCAGAACTCCAAGCACAAGGTAGTGCTGGTGGTGGAGAACCACCCCCTCCGCCGGGTGGTGGGGTAGCAGGTGGAGAAGCGGTAGGAGGAGAAGCACCAGCGGGATTTACTCGTTCTATGATGATTGAGTTACAGCGTTTGGGATTTACTCAAGAACAGGCGTATAAATTAACACCGGCAGAAGCGTGGGATCATATACATGGTAATGCTGGACCGGAAGCAACGGTTCCTGCTACGACAGAAAGAGCAAAAGATGAAGTGTCTATGGTTTTAGAAAATCTAAAGAAAAGGCGTGAGGAGATTGTTGCAAGACTTAAAGCTAATCCCGGTGACGCAGCGCATTTACAGGATAGTATTAAACGTATAGGAGATATGATAGACAAGTTACAAGCAGAAATGGGTGGTATGGGTAAAGAAGCACCAGCGGCTACGGGAGCCGCACCTAAAGTAGTAAGTTCATTTAGAACTGCTAAGGGTTCTACATATGATGTGCATGAAGATGGTACAACTACTCGTAATAAAGCGGCACGTCCAGAACATCCCGGTGAAGAGGGTCCACAAGCAAGGTCGCATAGAACAGTTTATGTAACTGAGTTAGAAGCTGAACATAATCTTTCGGGTCAACAGACAGAGTATCCGAAAGCAGGACTTCATATATTTAGGATGCCTAATGGAGAAACTTATGTAGGAGTGCGAAATTTAGAAGGTCCAGATGCTGGTAAAGTTAGAAAAAATTCGCTTACTAAATTTAGAACTAAACCTGAAGTTGGACTTATACCAGTTGAAATGTGGAACGATGGTCAACATGTACATTTTGGAAATAAGATTACGGAAGTTGGTGGAGGCAAGCCAGCGGGTGCGGGTGCGACGGCGGGCGAGGGGGCTGGCACTGGGGCGCGAGAAGGCGGCGCGGCTCCCGTAGAGCCAATGGGACAGGCTACGGGGCATCCACACAACAAGCCAGCGGCACCGGCACCGGCTCCAGACCATCATACGATTACTCACCCCGATGTTGATATCAGGCATCCATTGGGATTGTTAAAGGCAGCACTTAATAGTTTTAGAGCAACACATAAAAGAGAGCCTACAAGAGTAGAGTTAGAAAATGAGTCTAAGAAGATTGCACTATTACATGGTGTTGATTTAGATAATCCTGACCATGATGTAAATCGTCGGGAAGCTCTTGGTGAATTATTGGACGAAAATCCAGATGTTTCACCATCTCCTAATGATATTACTACAAGGGCTGGTCAATATCTTGACCAAGCTAATAAACGTACTGCACATTCTGCTATAGCTGAAAGAATAGGGAAACGGGATGAGCATCCAATAGTTAAATTTAGAAGGGTCATGGAGAAGACCAATAGACTATTAGCTGAAAAAGCTAGAAAGGAGGCTGAACGAAAAGATGTTCTAAGAAAGGAGGCTGAAGCTAAAGCTAAACAAGAAGCTGAAGACGAAGAAGCAAAACAACGTCAAGCAGAGTATGAAAAGCAGTTGCCGAAAGTAGATAGTGAACTAACTGCTGAAGAAGAATCAGCGGCTAGGGAATCTGATTTAGTAGAATATAGAAAGAATTTAAAAGATCAACAACAGGCAGAGCATGAGGCTCAGTTAGCGAAAGAACATGCAGATCAAGTTAAGGCTGATTTAAAGAAAAGGAAAGAAGAAAAGAAAGGTAATGTACTTAAACAGACATTGGCTGAGAAAAAGATAGCTGATAAGCAAGCTGCGCTTGCTAAGGAATTAGAAGCTAAGGCTCAAAAGAAAAAGAATGATGCCACTAAAGCTAGAAAGAAATCACAAGCTAAGGCTGCTGATATTAAGAAAGCACCTAGAAAGGATGTATTAAAGAAACAACCACCGGCACCAAAAAAGACAGTACCAAAAAAAGGTAAGGCCGGGGCGGCGGCCAAGACTAAATCCGTCGAACCAGTAGGTAAACTAAGTGCTAAACTAGAGCCAGAACGGAAGGGTGGTTTTTACTCTAGGCTTGCTAAGACACTGGAAAACTCCGATCTTAAATTTAACTCTCTTACGGCTAATGCTTGGAAGAGATGGTTAAACGATGCCGAAAGAAGGGGTGATATTAAAAAGTCTGAGCGTGAATGGTTAGGCATTGACCAATGGTTAGATAGAGAAAGCGGTCCTGTTATTAAAGGAACTGGAAAAGACCAACCTACTGTAGCGCCGACAATATCTCGGTGGGCAGTAAGAGATTTTCTAGCGGCACATGATTTAAAAATTACTGCTGAAACTCGCGGTGATATGCCGAAAATTACAGATTTACCTAGAGGGTGGTATACTAAGTACGGAAGATATGCTGATGTTTGGGAAGTTCGGGATAATCATGGTGACCTTAAAGCTGAAAGTGAAGAAGGCGGTAGTGAAGATGATGCTATAACTGTTGCTCTGAATGATCTTAATGAAACTCGCGGGTTAGAGTATCCACCAACAGGTGATAGTACTTATTTGTCTACTCCCGGTGGGAAAAACCATAAAGAAGTATTTTTAACTATACCAACAAGTGCTGCCAAGAATAAAATATTTCGTTCAACCCATTTTAAAGGGGTTGTTAATGCTATACTTCATCTAAGAACAAATGAAAGACTTACTAGAGATGGTAAGAAGATGCTTTTTGCCGATGAAATACAGAATGAATGGGCGAAAGCACTTAGTGATTATAAAGGCATACTAAAGGAAAAAATAAAAGATTGGACTGCTAAAGAAGATGGTCCGAAAGATGAAGATGGTATACAGTCTTATAGAGTATATGATAATAATGGAACTTTTAAAGAAAAAATAATTGCTAGATCGCCACAGAAAGCAATAGAGCGAGTAGCGGAAAGAGATTTTATAGGTACTGGTACAAAAAGACCACCAGATGCTCCGTTTACAAATCCGTCTGATTACTTCTTACTGGGTATTAAACATATGCTCAGTGAAGCTATTAAGAATGGGCAAGATAAAATTGGTTGGACTACTGGAGAACAACAGACTCATAGATATGGGCTTAGCCGAAAAGTACACAGTATAAGTGTACGTATAACACCAGCGGGAGAAAGAATTGTCGATGTTCGTATGAAGAATAATGATCTTATAGCACTTCATGTAAATAAAGATGGAATTGTAACATTTTCACCATTAAAGAGTGTTATTCCAAATGGAGTAAAATTAGAAAACGTAATAGGCAAATCTCTAACCGAAAAAGTAATGGCTGCTGAACATGGAGCTAATTTTAGTGGTGAAAACTTAGACCTTGGTGGGCAATTCCATCGTAATCTATATGATAAAATTGGTCCAAAAGCTGTTGCTGATTATATAAAACAATGGGGTGGGAAAGTTGAAACAAGTGAAACCAAAACAAGAAGTAGAGATGATTTTGAAGTAAAGGGTGTAAGTAAAGGTAGTAAAGGAAATATAGTAAGTGTTAAGGATAAAAGTAATGGTTTGTCTTATACAATGCCTGAATCTCATGTAGAGGGATTTATACATAATGAATTAAAAGGTGGAGATATTACTGTTCATTCTTTTGATATTACTCCAGAAATGCGAGAAGCTATTAAAGGAAAAGAACAGCCAGCATTTGCAGAACGTGATACTACTGGTAGAGAAGGTGGAGAAAAGGTATCGGGCATACGCCCCGGCTTAATGGCTAGATCAACTGTCATATCAGATAAATTAACCGATCATGTAAAAAATATGCTTGGAGCTAAAAACTTCAAGGCTGAAGATATAGATAAGATGAAGTTTGAAACTGTAGATGATAAGTCGCTATCTCCTGAATTGCAGTCTGTTGTACAACGGTGGGGAGAAGCTACGGGTCATAGGATTATTGTTTTTAGAAACTTAGCAGAGAAAGTGTTTGACTTTGAAGGTGCTAATTTCCATGATGGTAATTTATATGTTAATGAAAATTCGACAAGTCCAGCTACAGCAATAGCATCGCATGAATTTTTGCATCAATTAAAAAAAGATAATCCTGCATTATATAAGGAACTTAGAGACGAAGTTGTACGTCAAGGTAAGATAAAGGAATATACAAAACGCTTGCAAGGTGCAAGAGAATATGATACAATGTCTGAAGAGGGAGCTACAGAAGAGTTAGTAGCAAATGCTACTGGTGAAGCGTTTACCAATAAAGAATTTCTAGATAAGTTAGCACAACGTAATCCAACTGTCTTTGGTAAGATAGTAGATGCGTTTATGAAGTTTTTAGATAAACTATTTGGTAAAAAGACATGGGAAGCAGATTTAGGTACTAAAGACTATTTAACAGACGTAGCAGCATTCCGTAATAAGCTTTTAGATACTCTGGAAAAGTATCATCCAGAAGATAGTACTATGCGGAGATTGTATGCTGCGAAAGCTCCTAAAGAAACAGTAGGTAAGTTAATGGCTCGCCGTGGACCTACTATAACAACAGCGGCGGAAGCAGCAGAAGCGGCAGAAGATTGGACTAAGAAAAAGCCCGGTATAGTTCAATCATTTAAGACATGGAAAGATGCGTCAGATACACTGAAGCCCAGTTTATGGCAAAAGATAATACAGAAGGGTGTAAATTCAATACAACCATTACAATACTACAATGAGTATATGGCTCGACAGGGAAACAAAGTTGATCCTACTGAAGATATGTTTAAATATTTTACTGTCTTACGTGGAAGACAGATTTTTGAACAGTCTACCGATCACTCTAATTACATTGCACCAATTTTAGATGCTGCAAGAGTAATGTCTGGTAAACATAATATGACTGAAGATGAATTTATGGGTAGATTTTCACAGTGGATTAGAGCGAAAGATGCGCTTGAATCTAATAAACGATATGAGTTAGAAAACATTAAGTTAAGTCCAGAAGCGGAGAAAAAACGCGCTCCTCTATTACAAGAAGTACGTGATGATAAGTTTACTGGCGATTATATGCGGGAACTAACAAAGATCGTCCATGCACCGGGAGCAAAGCAAGAGTCTCACGTCGAACCAGTATCCGGCATAACTAATGCAGTAGCGCATCAAATCATATCGAATGTAAACAAAGAAGGCTTCAGCAATGACATAGGAGAAGAGTTTAATAAATCATTTGATAAACTACGAGAAAGAATTATTGAAAATCAACGTAGGGCTAACTCTTTATCAGAAGCAGATATACGGCAACAGAAAGCCTACGGGAACCGGTATTACATGCCTAAGTCAGATTGGGCTGATGAAGATATACGTGTTCCCAATAATGTATTTGGTAGTCCATTAGGATCATTTACTAAATCTCTTTATGGTGAACAACCAAAGTTATCTGATGATCCTATACATAGAATTTTTAATAAGTTATTGTTCTCATCCAAAGATGTAGCAGATAATGAAGCTACCGGAGCTTTATGGAGAGCAGCTAAAAATCCAGATCAGAAATTGGGTGCAACTATTCATCGTTTTGATATGGATGATATGGCTAAGGATGCTTTAGCAGGTGGGCGTAAACTTGGTGCTATGAAACGAGTTGCCGCAGGACGTAATGCAGTTATTCATAATGAAGGTAAATATAGATATGTGATAACTTTGCCTGAAGAATCAGCACAATTACAAGCTATTAAAGAATCTCAACATCCAGTAGCATTAGGTGATACTAGTGCAATGGTAGGTAAAGCTACTGCTGCATATGGTCGTGTTCATACGGCTTTTTCATTGCCGTTTGCATTAGTTAATTCCGTTGTACGCGATGGTTTGTATATACCAAGTATGATGGTGTCTCAAGGTAGAACAGACTTAATACCGGGTTATATTGCTAATTACATGAAGTTTGGTGGTCCGTTTGGTGCATGGGCTTCTGCTTTTAAATTAGAGGGTGGATTAAAAGTCAAAACATTTGCTGATGTAGAAAAATATGCATTAGCAAATCCAGATTCTTATCTTGGACAACTTTATCAGTTAGATAAAGCTGGTGGTGGTTTTAACTTCCGTGATAGTTTTAATAATGCAAAAACGATTCAGGGACTACGTGAAGAGTTAGAAAAAGCTAAGTTAAATCCACTTAATCCTAGGCGTATAACTAAGTATTTAGCAGAACTACAAGATGCTATTGCTACCGGGTCTATGATGGCGGGTCGCGTAGCATCATTTATTTCAGCGAAAGATTCAGGTATGAAACCTATAGACGCAGCTTTTTATGCTAAACGTCTATTAGATTATCAGCAGACTTCTCAAGGTAGCCGTGTTTTAAATAGTTGGTTTGCGTTTGCGCGTGTTGGTGTTACCAGTTTAGATGTAATGCTTTCGACACTTAAAAATGAAAAAGGTCAATTAGATGCGAAACGTGCTGCAATGGCTATGGGAGTGTTTGGTCTTGCTACAGCAAGTGCATATACTGCATTAAAGACAAATCTAGGTGATGATAAGATTAAAAAGATAAGTGATGATGATTTAGCAAAGAATGTTATACTGCCGTTCGGTGGTGACGATCCACTTAAATTACCAATAGGTTTAGGTATGCCGCGCTTGTCGTGGGGTGTAGCTATGTTAGCTACTAGGCTTGCATCAGGAGATACTACAATACAGAGTGCAGGCAGGACATTAAAGAATTTACTAGCGGAAAACGTTAGTCCGCTACATCCTATAGAGACAAAAGAGGGGGAAGATAGTGGAACGATCGCCGCCGATCTGGCCGGGGGGCTGGTGCCATCGGTCGCAAGACCCGGTTACGAGTCTTTCCTAAATCAGACTGCTTTTGGATCAGAAATACATGAAAAACCGGCATATACTCAGGGTTATGCTTCTGAAGCTGCACGCGCTACTACTGGTAAGATGTATACAACTATGGCACGCGCTTTACGTGAGTATACCGGTTTAGATATGTATCCAGAAACATTAAGACATTTAATGTCGTCTTACGATCCTGGTACTATTTCGCTTTTATTTAAGGGGGTTGAAAAAGAAGATATGGAAACGGCGGGATTAGATGTAGATAACAGTCAAGCTACTATTTTTGCTGGACTATTTAACCATGATCTAAGATATGCAGCAGGTAAAGAATACTATCGTAGTAAACAAACTTTAGAACAAGCTAAAAAGGAAAAAGACTTTTTAGAAAAGCAAGGTAAAACTGTTCCTTCAGATATTCAAACTAAAGCAGATTTAGATAAAGAATTTGTAAAAGCGTCAAAAGAACACAGCAAGGATAGAAGGGCTATTACCGATAATAACTTACTTGGTACTACAGCTAAAACTTCTAGACTTGCTGCGCTTCAAAGTCAATGGGCTAAAACTCAGGAAAACTTCTCTAAACAAGCAGCTAGATTAGAACATTAATTATCTTTAGGGTGGGTAAACACTTTTTCAATTTGAGCCATTATACCATGTACTTTTTCTATACGTTGCTTGTAAACTTTAATTTCTCTTTCTAAATAGTACTCTTGCATAGAGACTGCACATTCCAGTAAAAAGAATGGTTCTCTACGATTTTCTATAAATGCAAGTTTAGAACTAGATTTGTCTTCTGTACATGTAGTGGCTATAAGTATCATACTACTAAAACCATGTTTTTCTTTTATTACGTCTAAATCTTTCATAAGTTCAGCATCAATTTCGTTGGTAATGTCAAACTTAGAAGATTCATCTACTTCTGGACGAGGATCATATGCCATCTTCAACTCCTAAGCAAAGTCATACTATGTTAGCGGTGTGTAAAAGCCCGGCTTTCGCCTTGAAAATTGGTATACCCCAAAGAGTAGGGTGTGACTTCCACCGGGCTGATAAATCTAAGGCCCAATCTTCCGGTTCTAAACCTTTATGGCGGAAGTGGAAGAGTTAAGTAAGTCCAGTGCTTTTTCTAAAGCCTTTCTTAACTCCTGTTTACCCCAAAATGTAACAGCGGCGCTATCATCGTCTTCACGGTGATGCATAAAAGGCCCGCTTATTTGCATACCATCTGGTGTAGTTACTGGCAGTGCTAAGTAAAATCTCACTCCAGTAAAAACCTCCCCGCCTACCTCTTTATGGACTAACTCTACCCGGTTAGTCATCTCTTCTGCGTATACATTAACTCTCATGTTCTATCTCCATTACAAATGTTAATGGGATTGTAACTCTAATCTGTAAAGTAAAACTTCTTTCCGTTTCATTATCCATAGTTCGTAAATCAATTTCGCAATTAGGTAACTGTTCTTCTATAGCTTTTTTAATTTTGTCTATTCTATCCGTTATCATTTGGTTTCTCCCAAGTCCTAATACGCTCGCCTAATATAGCGGAGTAGCTAATCATATGGTGGAGTTGTGTAGTTAGAAAAGCTATATCTTTAACTTTAAGTTCCGTGTTATTTTTATGATTAGCGAAGTCTGATAAAAATCCCCTAAGTTTTTCTATCTTCTCATCCAATTCTTTCTTCTCTTGTATTACTCTCTCTTGCCACGGTTCCATTTCATTCTCCTTTAAAAACGGTAACTACGGGCTGTTTTTGCTGCATAGTCGTATTCAACAGGCGAAACATTCCAGTGTCTAAATAGCAATGATCTATGTACTGGTCCTATACACTTGCCGTCTACCCATTCGCTATTAAAATTGAAACTAGAACAAGCACCATCATACCAAGAAAATTTACGGTAGTTAAATTCTACAGGATCACCAACTACTATAATAGAAGAATGTCTTGTTTTTATAGCTAATTGTTGACATTTCTCCATGTCACTAGTACACGTTCTACCCCCTTTAACTTCAAACCAATAACCGGAAGTATTACATTCGTCACATATTCCTTCTGGTAGTTCTAACCAAAAATCTGGTAAATAGCATCTTAATGTACCTAATTTAAATGCATCTTTTTCGTATAAAAATGGAATATTTAGTTCTCTAAAAAACACAGCCCATCTAGCTTCTAGTCTTGATCTAAAGTAATGTCCTTTATAGTTTGTTTGTATAGGAGTTATTGTTGGTTTCATAGTGGTGCCTCCAGCCGGAGTCGAACCGGCACGGTTTTATCCGAGGGATTTTAAGTCCCTTGTGTCTACCAATTCCACCATAGAGGCTAGTTTTTTAGTAGTTTATGTGTGTTCTTGCTTCAAGCAACGCTTTTCTATCTTTAATCCCATCTAGATATTCTGCAATAAGTTTCATTGCTATTAATAAGTCTTTAACCTCTTCCGCTGGTCGTTTAATCTGTACCAACATTCGCGGCATATCATTTAAGAATCCTGTATCTGATAAAGGACTACCCGGTCCTAGTCTTTCCGTTGGTGTTATATCGTATCTCATTGTGTTGGTTCCTGTATAATACTCTGATCAAAGTGTGGTGACTCTAAATTTAACTTTAAGCAGTTAATTGGCGAAGTAAAAAAGTCTGTTCCTGCGCCTAAACGTTTAGATGTTATACCCGCTATTATCATGTCTAGTTGTTTTAGTTCTTCTTTAAACCATCCATATTCTATTTTGTTATTTATACAGTATCTTTTGAAAGCTTGCGAAGATATATAACCAGATGTAAATTTACCATTCTTTTTCTCAAATCGTATATGTAGTTCTTTATTGGGTGTATTAGTTATACCATGTGCGGTAACACGTCCATCTATTACGTATATAGTTGCATGTAGATTACTATTAAGATAGTCAGTAAAAATACTGAGTGCATCACCTTGGGATTCTACAAGATTACCCCTAGTGCTAGTTATTTCTTTATGCGCCCATTGTAATAATTTTTCTTTTTCAAAACTATGTATACCTAGCTCATGGCAGATATCCATGCTGACACTTACAGCAGCAAACATACCTCCCCAAAAACGTTCTACATTTTTTAATCCGAACTCTACACTTATTCTCTCTTCTTCTTTTACTAGTTTTTCTATAATCTCTGTATTATGTGATACTGTATACTGCATAAACATTCTGCCTGCAACTCCGTAATTACTATCTAATATACGTATAGCTTCTTCTATTTTTGGCCTGTTTTCCTCTTTAACGGTTTCTTCAATTTTTGCTTCAAAAATTCTATAAGCAGGAGCAGTATTGCCTTTTTTTGCAAGTCCGATTTTTTCGTAGAGGGATAAATTTGAGCACGATACAAGTATGGTGGACCATTTGATGAAATTAATTTTAGTGTTACCTGAGCGGTCAGCTCTTTCTTTACCTCTTCCCTCAGTGATGCTATAAGCCAAGTCGGCAGTTTGGTCCGCAGGCAAATTAGTAATTTCATCATAAGCTACCGGTAGCGAGTTAAGATATCCGATCTTATTAAAAACAGGTATACTGTTATCCTTTTGAAGAATATGAGTATATGTAGGCTTACCCCAAATACTGGTCATAAATTTCAATGCAGTAGATTTACCGATACCACCAGCACCAAGGATATTAAACATCATTCCACTATATGGTGTTAAAGCAAATAATGGAGAGGCAAACCCTAGCATCATAGTAAACTGGTAGGCTGGTATTGAATATTGTAAATTAATTTCAAATGCTTTTCTCCATTCAGTAATGTTTCCTGTAGCAGAAGCAAACTGTTTTAGTTCTTGTAACCAATTAGCCGTACCACCGGGAATAAACGTACCATCTGCTTTAATTACTCCATCACCTAGAACAAATATAGGATCAGGTGTTTGTGGATGCCGCCAGCCAAAACGAGTATAGATTCCCCTTGCTTCGCTTGTCTTTTGTATCAGTCTAATATAATCAATCATGTAGTTTATAAGAGGCAAAATCTCATGTTGTTTTAGTAATACACCCCTAGCAGCAAGGTACGTTGCAAATCGCTTAGGTTCTGTAGTATACTCAATAGGAACCCTGATTATTTTCTGTCCATCTTTTGGTAAGTATAGTATTATCTCTATTTCTTCTTCTCCAGTATCTTCGTTTTGTAACCTCGCAAGCGGCAGAATATCATACTCGTAAATTTTCCTAACAGTATTAGTATCATCTTGATTAGGATTTACACTATGACCATCTAAGTTCATATAGATGCCACCTGATTTACCTCTAAAATAAGGTTGTGGCATAGGTAGTGCTTCTGCTACAAACTTAGATATATGACCATTAATATCCTTATAAGGTTTTTCTATCAGTATGGGTCTATCATCTGGTAAATCTACTTGGTCTAGTTGCGCTGGTGAAGTTACCATAGAAGCAAACTTACAACCCACACAACGTTCTGGTACAATTTTACCAAATCTAGCACACATGGATGGACCAGATTGTGCTAGTCTTACTTGTTCAAATTTGCGATCTGTTTCCTCTTCACTATAACCGGGATGCCCCCGCGAAAAATAGTGTGCTAATTCTCGCGCTGTCTTTTTTGGATGATAACAGTGTTTTAGAAGTCCAAGAACTGCATACCATTCACTTTCAGACGCTATTTTAATGTCTACTGCATATCTCCGCATCCAGTTGCATTTTTGCATTATTGCATCTATATTATGCGGAACATCTAAGCCTAAATCACTAGCGAGCTTAGAACTAGCAGCAGGTATTAATTGTTTTGCTCTTGGTCTAGTAACAGGAATATTAAGTTCACGTCCTTTTGCGAATAGTTTTTTAGATATGTCTAATGCAGTATCACCATCCTCTGTAAATTGTAATAGTTTTACTCCTTGTGGGTCATCTGTCTTTCTATAGTTTCTAGTTCCCGGTACACGTAGAACTCCCGCTGAATCTGCAATGCGAGTAGTGTCTGCTGTTAATTTCGGATCAAGTACAATCGCTATCTTTTTAAAGTAGTCTGCTAATATTTCCCATTTTTTTGAGTCCATTGGGTTCTTAATTAACCAATAGACATGCAAACCATATCCGCTATCTACAATAAGCGGTGGTTTAAAGTCAAGTGCTGTTGTAAATTTAGTTAATGCTTCTAGTGCTTCATCTTTCGTATGATATTTGCTTGCACTAGCTCCGATATCCACATCAAGAACTAGAACCCCCGTTTTAGCACAATTCTCTTTTTTACGTTTATGTGGTTTTCCGGCAGCATCTACCCATTCAGGCGCTTTAAGACTAGAGATACAGAAATAAACGTCCCATCCTCTTATTGCGCCCCATGCTGATAGTTTAGCAGCCGCTAAATGATCTTTACCTACCCGGTGAAAAAATCCCTTTCTTTCCTTGTTTCGGTAAGCAATACAGAAAGGCCCGTCTTTAGGTAAGACGGTCCTGAGAAAGTCCAGCATTATCTTTCTCCTATTAAGTTCCCTGATTACTTACTGTAGGTTCTACTCCGTTTGTTTCTAGCCGCTCAGGAAACTTCTTTCCATTAGCCCACCAACGTTCATACAATACATTTATGGCATGACTAACATCAACATTGTTATCTCTTGGTAGTGGTAGTAACCGGGCTTTAAGTGCGGAAGATAAAAATTCACAAATTAACCGCACACTCGTTAGAGTGCGCGGCCTTGCAAGACTTGGTTCTTTTATAAATTGATACAGAGTAACATAAGAAACATGGTGCAATGATTTAAAGTTCTTGAGCGAAACATTAGACATTGCAGCCAGCTCCTGCAACTTCTGTTGCAAGTCATATACTTCACTCATTATGCACTCCTACTTTCATCTAGCTCTAGATTCTTCAAAAAATCATTTAAGTCTACATCATCCGCTGCGCCAATCTCTTGTACTGGTGCCGCTACTGCCGGTGCCGGTGTTGCGGGTCTAACTGCTGCTAGTGGTGCTGTCTTTACAATTACCGGCGCGGCTACAGGAGCAGGCGCAGCAGGCTTGCCGGTGGTCACGATCTTAGGCGTAAGGCCGGGGGCTGCGCGGGGCGCTACGGTCGCGGCAGGGGCGCTAGCGTTCGATTTGACTGCCGGGGCTGGCTGCGCCGCCGCTGGTGCCTCCGCTTCTGCGTCTGAAGCATCAGTAATAGCGGTAATAGTAGCATTAATCTTAGTATCTTCACTATGTACTAAGTCCATCACCCACGGCACTTCATCTTCAGTAATAACACGAAGAGGAGAGAAGTACAATTTAGGTACAGAACTCTCTGGATCAAAAGACAAACGAGTAACAAATTTAGCTGGATCAAGCCCCCGCGTAGAAAATTTCTTAGAATACTCATTAAGAGTAAACTTATTCTGCGCTGGCAATCCTTCACCAAAAATGGTCATTGCTTTTGCGTCCAGTCTAAACAAACGATGTTCAGGATCGCTACCGTCTGCCAGTGCAACTACCAGACGTTTAAAGTAATTACACGCCTTGGTTTTAACACCCTCTTGTGTAATTTTACTACCCTTCTCATTCTGTGGACAAATAGCACACTTAACAGACTGAGGATTAATTACGTCTGCTCCCGGTGTTATGCCATCGGCACTATAGCAAAGCGGATGCGCTTTTTCATCAGGATCATAGTTACCACCAAAGAAAATGCGGCCTACACCCGGCGATGCACCAACAATGATAATGTCCAGATGAAACGTTTCAAGAATAGCTTCTTCTTGACCATTAACTAACAAACGGAACCGACTACCTTTCAAACCAATACGGTTTCCAGAGAAACCACCTAGAGCCATATCAGTACCAAGACTACTATCAAAGGCACTCAAATATGCCGGCAACTGTGTGGGTTGGTCAAACAAACTAATTTCTTGTGACATGTTAAACACTCCTGCTATTGAAAAGACGATCACGGAGTAAGTAACCCTCCAGTACCCAAATCTTATTTTCGGCATCATCCCGTGCAAGCCGTTCACCTAATTCACGATCAAAATTAGCTGCATGAGCGCAAGCACTTTGGCCTACTACCGTAAAACCATTTTTAAGTGTTAAAACGCAAAGTGTAAGGGTGGTAGCCGGTGGAACATGATAATATACAGAGTGTACTATAGACTTAATATGATCTACAGTAATACGTGGCGCGGTTAAACCCTTGTCTTGTATAGCTTGTTCTAACTGGTCATTATCCACGTTGCACCTCCAGTGCATTTAAGACTTTAGGCATGTTACTTGTTGGTACTTCTCGTACTCCCGGTGCATCAGGATTAGTCCACTCTTTAATAGCACCTTGGACAATAACCTGTTTCTTTTCACCATCTTCATCCCGATAAAACGTTTCTTCTTTAGTCTTAGTTACTTCCGTTTCAATCGCCATTGACATATCTCGGAATGATTCAACACCGGTAAAGACTGCCTTCTGGCGTTGTCCATCCCTAATTCTAAGTGCGATCCCAAAATGTCCGTTGTTTGAATCCTTAGTACCCGGTGTTAATGGACCAAATGTAACAGTCCATTCTGTAGGACAAGTAATCTTTTGCCTTGTACCATCTTTCATATTAAGAAGGTAAGTAGTCATGTTTTCTTTAGGTGCTGCTGGTTTAACAGGTTTAGTACTCATTCACCTATCCTCTGGAAGTCACTGGTTTCAATTTCGTAATTGGTAAGTTTAACGTTACATTCTTCACAGAGAACATAGACTTTAATAAACATACCATGACCACGATCCACTCCGATTACTCTAACAACGGAGTAATGTACTTTGCCTTCTGGTGCCACTCTATACCGGCGAACGTGCAAGCCCGGTTCAAGATTCTTTGATGTTTCTTGTTCCTTTCCCATACGCTCTATAGCCCGGTCTATAACCGCGCCTACTTCTGGACCTTCTGCATGGATTCTCTTTGACGGTTTCTTTTTGCTAGCCATTATACTCTCCTCACTCGGACAACTTTTTCAACGGTTAAATTGACAAACGGCGGCAATTCCTTCTTTTCTTCCAAATAGTCTTTAATAACACCAACGGCTACACGTTTTTCCGTCATGTCACAACGGTTATTGGTAGCCATCCACAACCAAAAATTGGGCCAATCTGCACAACCCACTTTATACTCTTTGGCAAAGTAAGCTGTATAGAGTCCAATATTAGCACTTTGAAGTCCCTCTTTAACTAAGTATCGAGAGAGGAATACTTCAATTTTCTCCATAGCGTCTTTCAAAACCAAATCCTTTTCTTCATACTTCTTTTTAATTTCAGAACGCTTTTCCCTAAGTTCTATAAACTTGTTAATTACATCTTCTACTTTTGGGGTGGGCATAACACTATCCTTTAGTTTCCGTAGCTATAGACAGTCCAAGCTATATTACATTGGTTACCACCTTCACACATAGTTTCATGCGGTGGGAAGTAATTTGCATTGGATATATTTAAGAAATAATCTGTATTCAATTGTAGTTTACATGTTGCTCTAGTTCCAGCTTTACTTGATATACTAACTGCTGATCCTTTACAAACTGATGTTGTGTCTTCAAAATCTCCCGGTATTGTACTAACACTTATCGTTCCTTGAACACCATAACTAGTATTACTTTGAAATGTTACTCCTGCCTCTACCTGTCCTGTATTAAATTTAAATGATCCAAAGCCCATTGACTTAACAAACATAGATAAAGCCCATCCAAATTGAGCTTTATTACCGGGCCAAGGACCAGCCATTAATCCTTCATAAGTATTATCCCATTTTGGTTTAGGATTCATACTAGTATTATAAGTACGAATGCTTCCGCTGCATTGTCTACCATAGCCTAATTTACCTAATTCGCCTACTGGACTCCCTTCCGTACAGGCAGTGGGTATTTCTACCGGTGGTGGCTCTACAGGGGGTGGCGTAACAACATTACCACAAGCATTGCTAAAAGTACCAGTCACTATAATATTGCCCGTATCCGCTTTTACCGTAATATCACTAGAAGGCGTGACGGTACAAGTTCCATTGATAATAACTACAGGAGCAGCGCTTGTTGCCGTTGCAGCTAAGATTAAAGAGTAAAGCAGAGTACGTTTCATTAGTTTAGCCTCTGTGGTTGTATTCCCAGTTCGATACATACTTTACTAAATAATTCTTGTAGTTTCTCTTTACCAACTAAGTCAGCGAATGAGGCTAGTGCTTGATCCTTTCGACCTATACAATAGCCAGCCATGATAACATCCATTACGTCATCCGATCCAAAAATCTTTTTCTCTGCTAGTAACCGGCGCACTTGTTCTTCTACTCTTTCCACATTAATATTAAATGAATGTGCTTGTTCCAGTAACGTAGCTTCACCGGCAAGAATCGCCTTTAACTGATACATGATTTTAGCTTCTAAGTCTATCATTTTATTAGCCCCTCGTATTGTTCTAAAATAGCTTGCTGCATACTAACTTGTCCCCATAAAGCACGATATAAACCAGCTTCTAAAGGGGTAGCTATGATATGTGCTATAGTCATATTCTTAGTTTGCCCCGGTCGATCTATTCTGTTATTAGCTTGTAAGTATTGTTCCGCACTAAAAATAGGAGCATACCACGTCACATAGGCAGATGCAGTTAAATTCAAACCGTGGGCAGCAGTTCTAGGATGAGCTATTAGTACTTGTGTATCGCCATTCTGAAACTCGTTAAATATTTTTGTTCTTTCAGTAAAACTAACATCACCATTTACAAGTCCAGTGCTATATCCTTGTTTCTTTAAATACTCTTGGACCATTGCCATGACACCAAGGAATGGTACAAATATAATATTTTTATTTCCCGATTCTTCTACTATTTCATTTAGAAGTTTTAACCTAAAAGTAGAGTCTAGTTTATAGTGTAATCCTTGATTATCTTTAATAACACCACAGCATATTTGAACTAGTTTAATTAGTTTAACTGCGGCATTAGCGGCTGTGATTCTTTCACCATCATGCTGTTCCATCACCATGCGGGCTTTCATTAACTTAAATCCTTTCTTTTGCTGTTCTGTCAATTCACACATACGGTTGACATGTGTAACCGGTGGTAAATCTAAACATTCGCTTTTCTTAAACCTAATCGCCGGTTGAAGATGCTTGTATACAAATTCTTTAGCTATTGCTCTTGGTATCCATTTAAAATTGGCTACCTTCATCATTGTTATTTCTTTAAACAATGTAAACCCGGCAGGAAAGCTACTAGGATTAACTAGTTTAATCAAAGAGAAAGCGTCTGTAGGCGCTTTAGGGGCTGGCGTGCCGGTCATTAGCCATAGCCACGGTATGCCTAGCGTGAGCCTCTTGACTCGTTTGGTACGCCTTGTCTGAGCGTTTCGGTATGCACTTGCCTCATCAATGATAAGCAAGTCAAAATTAGCGGCTATCAATTCATCTAAGATAGTAGTAACACCATCATGGTTAATAACGCAAATCTCCGCACCTAATTTAAGTTTCTCTATTCTCCTCTCTCTTGTACCTAATAGCCTTGAGATGCTTCTATGTGGTACAGTATTCCAACACTCTTCTTCCCATACACTAATTACAGACAAGGGGCAAGCTACTAGGATTCTTTTAATAACCCCATGTTGTTTAAGGTATTCCGCAGCCCATAAAGCCGATTTGGTCTTACCCGTTCCCATGTCACTAAGATTAAAAGCTCTCTTATGTGTGACTAGGAACTGTGTACTACTTTTCTGATGGTCAAATGGCTTATCTTTGCCAGTAAATTGAAACCCATCTAACTCTACAAGTGGTGGCTTTAATCCTATGTTACGTAGAATCTTAACTACATCTGCGTTGTGTGGAACTACTACAAACTGTTTGCCATTAACATAAGTTATCATACCGTGGGGTACGGCATCTAAGACCGCATATGGTTGATCTACCTGCATTACAAGTTGACCCTTATGAGCGAGCATTAAAGCTTGCTCCATGAGTTACAGCGGTTGCATAATGACCCATAATAGAGTTTACTACATCTACTACCTCTTGACTGCGGTTATCAATTACCTCTTTAAACTTAGCTAAATCTTCTTTACAGAAGTCTTTATACGCTACCACAATTTGAGGACCGCGCATATTCATATCGTTAAGAGTAAGTAAAGTATAAATTCCCTCAGTAGGGTACATACTAACAAGATGTGCAAGGATAGTACTAGCATCTAGATTGCCTTCTGCTACTTTAGCCATCACGTCTATTATTTTATCATTCAGTTCAATCTTTTCTCTTACTGGTGCTGTACTCATAGTGACCACCCCATCCGTTCAGCGGTTCTATGAAACATACCCATTACTTCTGCATGAGTGTGCATATCATTATACTGGTCAATACGTTGACCACCAATAGAATCAGATAAAGCATTGATTACTATTTCCATTACTTTACCTATGCTAAAACAATCTATATTACGGGCAGCTTCCCGTAAAGCACCGTAAGTACAAAACTGGTCAAAGTAAACTGGCATATATCGTATTTCAAAAGTGTAATCTAAATCTTCCATTACTTCAGAACCGTGTACAAACTCCATAACCATTGGCATTTTTACAGCTACTGCTCTAAATTCCATTTCTTTAACAGTCTGTCTCATATGATATTTACACCAGTACCTTTCATCCTTGATTAAATCATACGCAGCTTTGAATAACTTATGTTCTGGTGTTTCTTCACTAGTATTCAATCGTGCAATTAAACTTGCACAGGTTAGTAAATCAATTTCTTTAGTAGTCATGCGTGTCATGGCTTACTCCTGTTTGCGTTCGCGGGTTTCAGAACCTTGTCCGGTTTGTGTACCATAACCTCCCGGTGCAATAGGTAAAGGTACACTGGTAAACACTTGAGTCCGATACTCGGCATTACGAACTAGTCCAGCTAAAGCACCACCAAGTGCGGCACTTATCTTCTCTTCCGCTTTTAACTTAGTTTCCAATTCTGTAACAGCCGCTTTCTCTTCCCTTATCCTAACTGCATTTTCCCTTGCTTCTAAAACAGCGTGTTTGGCTCTTTCTCGTTGCGCTTTTTCTAGTTGGTCTTTTAATTCTCCTTTTTCTTTTAACGCCATATCGTACTTTACTATTATTCCTTTATAGTCTGTTTCAAATTTATCCGCATCTTCAAGCCGTTTCTTTAAAGCATTACCCAATTCAGACGGTAGAGATTTTTCAATTGCTTTATTAATTTCAAATTCTAAAGTAGCGTTCATTAGATTAGTTTCTCCATGCATTGCATCGTGGCACGTAACAGCGTGTTATCCATCGGAGTACAGCACTGCATCACAGCCTTCACCAGCACCTTAAGCGTAGCCCTTGGTACCTCCACCATATGGACCGGTACAGCTTTACCTTTCTTGCCTTCTGGCACTGGAGGGACATTTAATTGCTCTTGCGCTTCTGCTTTAGTAAGTGGTTTAGCATCTTTTACTATAAGATATTTACTACCTCTACCTTCACCTGTCTTTTCTACTTTATCTTGTTTCACTAAAAGCTTTAAAGCTTGGGCAAGGTCTGCGTGCCGTCCTCCTCCAAGATTAAATTCTTTAGCTATATCTCCTGCACTTACAGGACTTTCTTTATCCCTAATCACGTCAAATATTGCTTCTGCGGTGCGCTTAGTTTCTTGCTTAAGAGCGGTCATTTTAACTCTCCAGTAGTAGTTGATGTATGATTACTTCTAATTTGTGTAAATCTTCCATTTTTATAACCACCTTAATTCCATTCGATCTTTTTACGCTTTTAGTATCCTCTTCTTGTAACTCTGTTTCTTCTCCATCTGGTCCTTTAGTTTCAATCGCTAAGAATCTACTGTTAACACAACAGATAAAGTCTCCGATTCCAGCTTTACCGTATAATTGATGTTTAACTGGCATAAAGTAATAAATATTGTATTTGTCCAGAAGCGCTCTAACTTTCTGTTTTACTTTTGACTCAGGAGTACTCATTTTGGCGCTACCATAATAAAAGGTGGTTTTGGCAGATAGTCTCTTGTTGGACGCCACCAATGTAAACAAAAAGGATGGTAATTTACATGTTCGCTTTTAGGAACATGGTATTGTACTGCTGTTTCATCCGGTTGAAAAATTAAAGATGCTATTTGTTCCATCTCTTCATACGTGGGTATCCGGTCAATGCGTGACACACTAACATGATCCCATCCGTCGCCATCGCTAGCAATAACACGCAAAGGATCACCATCCACACAAGACTTAAATACGAATACACCATTACCCGCATTGCCAGTAACGCCATAAACCCTCTTTTCAAATTCTGAGTTTCGAGCGTAATTAAGAGCATTTAAATTTATCATGGCGTTATCCAATCTAAATTTTTCCAATACCATAAATCTGAATCTACCATATCTCTCATATCACCCTTTTGCAGTTTTAAAACTTGGCGATACATAGCAAACTCAAGCCAACGGGTTTCTCCATTAATAGTTTTTGGAAATAGAAGAAACTCATTTCTTTCTCTAACATCTCCCTCTTTTGGAATTATTTTGTTTTTCCATCTCATTTGTGTCTCCCGTTGTATTCACACCCGGTTACGGGGCAATAGGCACGGCAAAGCCCATTCTGTCTTTTATACCAGATATTCGCTGTATTACAATGTTCAATTTCTCCTATTATAACTAGAAAGCGTTTCCACATTTCGGGTATCTGGTGTCTATAGTAAATTTCTTTTTCTGGTTTTAGTGTTTTAGCTTGTGTCCAAATATAAGAGCATATCAATTTTTCTAAACGTGGAAACTTGGCGAATACCATAAGAGCAGTAAGCATTAATTGTTTTGATCCGGTTTTCTTTTTACCAGTCTTGTAATCCCACACCACAGCCCATGTATTGTAATCTATAATTAAGTCTGCGTTGTTACCTCGTATAAAGACTTCAGGAGCATAAAAGTCACAAGCGTTTAAATCTCTATCTACTCCTAGTTTTACTTCCGGTCTTAGTTCTCCAGTTGCAGATAAAAACGCTGCGGCTATATAGCTTAACTCTTTAAATCTATCTTCTGGTAATACTCTTAATCTAGCACAACGTTCTAGTGCGCTATGTACTTCATTGCCCCATTTGTTTTCTACTGTTTCTACCCAAGGAATGTCTTTTATCACATTCTGGTGATAAGCTTTAAAAGGGCAAGTCTCATATTGTTCTAGTAAAGACCAAGAATAAATTATGGAACTCAAGATGCAACCCTCGCACAGTACCACCAAGGATTACCAGCTTGTATACATTCACCGTATACAAGCCAGTCCCAGTAAGCTAATCCTGCCATTACCAGTACAAAAAACAACGCCATGAATACAATCTTTTTCACTTGTCCTGTTTGTCCATTACATCCCGAATAGTAACCCTGCCAGTCTCACGCTTGCGTCTAACAATACCTTGACTTAAAAGCGCTGTAATATGGGTATCCCGGTTCATGCGCCCGATCTTAGTCATGGTATCACTAATCTTTTCCGCTTTAGTTTTTCTCTTAGACGGAGGAGTAACCCGGTACTCATGCTTCTGCATCGGCAACCCCATCCACCACGGTTGTTCATTATAAACTTTAATAGAACCATCCATTTGCACAAAAGAAAACTCTTTAATATAATTCACTTTGCTTCTCCGTATCTGACTGCACTATGTATATCAGCATTTAAAGGTAGACTCGGCCACCACGACATTCTTTCTTCCATTATTTCTTTCATTTCAACTTTACACTGTTCTGTTTTACTTTTCTCTGGAAGCGCTGCTATCTCATCATGGGTACTCATCACAACAGGATACCGGCGATTAACTCTTACGGTCTGCTCCATGATGATCTGCCGCGCTAGGTACTGTACCAGATTTTCAACGAACTTGCCAGCGAAAAGGTGTGTCGTTCCATTAGCTCTTTCATAAGTAAACTGGCGACTACCGGGATGGAACATTAATTGAGGATATTTTACTCTTAGTTGTCCCGGAAGTCCTATGGATACATCGTTAGCCCATGCAGTAACAGCACCGGCTATTACACTACGTGGCGTTCTAGTAAATTCGATTGTAATATTAGGTTCATTGAAAAGCTGTATTGGGTCATTAAAAGCACAGAACTCTTTAAAACAATCGTTAAGATATTTCCACAACTGCGGAACTAAGCTGTATTTCTCTCTATAAAATTTTACTATATATGCTGCTAGCCCATCGTCCATTTCAATATTCTGCTGTCTACAATAGGCGATAAACTTATCTTTACCCATTCCAAAACCTAAACCTAAAACTGCGCTCTTACTAACTTGACGTTCATAAGGATGAGTTTCTTTTGTTATCTCTGTCTGGTAAATATAACTACCAAACGTAGCATAAAGATCGCCACCACCAGCTAGTATTTGTAATGCTTCTACTTCTGGTAAATGTTCATACCCGTTATCTGGATATCGTTTTAAATATAGATGTATTGCCAGTGCAAAAGTAATTCTAAGTTCAATTTGACTTTGATCACCTACTACTAGTTCATAGCCTTCTGGTGCCATAATAGATTTACGTAACGCTCCCCCTCTAGGTAGGTTCTGTAAATTCATACCATAAGCACCGGAGAATCTATGTGTAGTTTGTGCGCCACTATAATTATAACCAATAGGTAACTCACCATATCGACTAGCAGTAATAAAACTTTCTGCTCTTGTTTCTGCTAAAGTACTTCTATTCTCCAGTCTAGCGGCAACCAGTGCCTGTACCCGTTCGTCGGGGTGATCCTCTAGCGCCTGTAGCCCTTCATCCGTCTTGGCAAAGGCATAGGTGAGCTTCCCGGTCGTGGGGCTGGTCTTCATAGGGGGTATGACCCCTAGCCGCTGTAGCGCCGCTGCAAACTGCGGATTAGACCTAACTTCCGTTGGATTTTCTATACCTGCTTCATCTAATGCACACAGTCTTTTGGCTACTACTTCTGAGTGATATTGCATTAATAGTTCTTGATCTAAAAGTAGCTTAGGTTCCGTATACATGCGTGCTACCATATCTATTACCGGTAGTTCTGGCTTAGGCATGTAAGGAATTAAGGCATAAAAAATCTCTCGACATAATCTAACATCGTCTAGACAGTACTCCGCTAATTTCGCCTCTTCATCTTTCCGTAAGTCTTTAATTCCCATAGTAGAAGCTAAATAATGTCCTTTCTCTTTGCCAAGTAGATAATGAGCAATTGAATCTAAACTATGGGATCGTAAGCGCTCGCCAATTAAAGCACGCGACATACCCAGTGTGTCAATTATAAAACGAGGACGGAGTTTAAAGCGCCATGCTAAGATAGATACGTCGAACGCTGCATGATGGCAGACGACTACATTACCCGGCACGGCACGCTGTAAAAGCGCTATTAAGGTAGGCCCGCTAAACCAGCGGGGAGAGTCGCGGCCAATAGCCACACCGCAACCATGTGTTTTAAATCGAGGGTCGTATATATACTCTTGATTTGACATTCGCTTAAGCGAATACTCTTTCGAGTAATGTGTTTCAAAATCTAGAAATATAGGAATCATAAGTGGGATGGTCCTTTCTTGTTAATGTCCTATTACCTGTAAAATTTCTCTAGCGTTTATAAGGAACGCTAATAGACCAGCAGCGAACATAATTTCGCCAACACGAACCAGCTTAGGATTAGCTGATAAAGCATACATTAGAAGACCAATTATACATACTAACAAACTAAGTGCAATAATCATTATTTTACTCCTAGTCTATTAAAGGTAAACGTCTTGTGTTATTAGTACCCGCTAGTTCCTTTAGTCCTTTAATTTCATTCAGTAATGTATCTACCTGTTCCTGAGTATAAAGCGATATCTCTCTTGGCTCACCTATACGAGCATTTCTTAATTCACGCAAAGTTTCAAATCTAAGTGACCCGTTATCTCTATTAAAGAACGCAAAAGGCTTAGTCATTTAGATTTAACTCCTAGTGGGCGCATCCTTGCGCCCCGGTTCTAGAACTATTACGGAGTAGGACAATTCAACCCATTGCATGGACATACTGCACAGTGTGCCGTTGCCGTAGCTGTAGGCTGTTGTGCCGCTGGCAGCGCAGGACTGCTACCCATTGCCGTTACCGTATCGCTAAACATTGCCACGCTTGCCGGTGTCGTGTTACCGTCGCCTGCTGTAGGCTGATAGCTGTACGTGTAATCAGCGCAACGCCCCGGTGTACCAACAGCACCTTGTACTAACGTACCATTAAACAATTGCGTTGGATCGGGCGGATTAGCAATACCTACTGCGTCATCGGCTACAGTTACCGATAGATTTAAACCTGCCGTAGTGCTAGTATTGCATACAGTACCAGAAACATTTACTTGTGTAACTAATTTACCACCACTAAGGACTAACTCTACTCCCGGCGCACCAGCCGGTGTACCGCAAACCTTGGTCACTGATAAAGCTGGACTTAAGGAAAGCGGAGAACAGTCAATACTAAAGTTAGCTGTTAGTGAATTGCCACTAAATGCCGCTGTTGCATAGACAGTATTATGTGGCGGATTGTCATTGCTAAAGAAACTACCAGTAAAAGCTTGTGTTCCATTCTTAGCTAATGGCGCAGCTAAAGTAAATGACTGACTTTGGTCGTCACTAGTCGCCGGGTCCGGTGTTCCAACATCATCCCGCACAGTGATAATCGTACCAATCGGTAAAGAACCATCAGACGTATTTGTTACCGTTCCAGAATAGTCCACAGAGTACAGAAGAGACGTATTGTCTGAGGCAGTGGTTAAACGAGTTACGTTACAAGTCTTGGACACTGCGATAGAACAGTTCTTAAACGGTCCTAAAACAAAGTCTTTTAACTGTGCCGTTGTACTCGCAGAAGTACGGGTCATTACAAGAAAGTTACTAAAGCACTCAGACCCACCTAAAAGCTGCGTTAGATTAACTCCACCTTCAAAGAATGTACCTTGTGGGAATGTATTAGGGGGAGCCGATCCTTTGAACGTATAAGACCAAGGTGCCGGTGTAGCGGCTTTGTTTGTTACTGCACAAGCAATATCGCTGCTAATACAGAACAATCCCGTTACAGGATCAACAGTTCCACCAATCGGTACGCCATTCTTAATTTCAGAATGGGCCAAAAGTGATAATGGATTAGCACCACCCACCCACTTAAACACATTGATTACAGAAGCGCCGCCACCCTGTAGAAAATCGGACGTAACTAAAATGTCCCCTACGGTATGGACTCCATCAAACCCACCACTACCATTTACTTTTACTGCTGAACGAAAGAACCAGAAACCAATCGCACTGTCTCCGTTATTGCTATCACGATCCGCAGCAAAATAAACTACTTCATCACCATTAACGGTAAATAAAGCAGCCATTGCGTGTTCTAAATCATCCTTGTCTGGTGACCCGGTTAAAGTCTGTCCCCATAAAGGAATATCTCGTACATCTTTGGACCCGCCACCGATAAAAGCATTATCAGCACTTGAATTAAAAAGGTCATTAATAAAACTCTGACCTACAGCGGGAGTAAGAAAAACATCTTGCCAGTCGATCCCCGGTACCGCAGGATCATTAACAGCGTTACCATCTAACTCTAATACCCCTTCGTTGTGTACTGCGAAAGCTAAACTACTAGCAAGCAGTAGTAAGCCCCCCGCTAACACTCTCTTCATTTTCATTTGCAACCCTCCAAAATAAAATAGCCCCGGTTTAAGCGCCGGGGCTTCGCTTTGGAACAGATTTAGGATCACCTACCTTTAGTTATGGTTTAGATTAGATGCCCATCAACTCTTTCGGAGTCTCTAAGCCGGGTGTCAATGCACAGATCATATCCCCGGTCTTCACGTCTTTGCCGGTCTTCTCTTTCGCGTAAGCGGTCAACTCACGAAGTGCGGCTTTGTCTGCATCGGTATAGGATTTAAATTCCGTCATCGCATTGCTCATTTTATTTCTCTCTTTTGGTTGTCTAGGATTATGTTAGGTGAGTCTAGTTTAGAAACTTAGTAAAAAAAACCCGGCTAAGGGTTGTGCTTTGACTTGCACAGACCGGAGCGCAGGGGAGACGGAGCGCTCGACGGCCTTAATCGGAGAGTGATCCTGAGCCGGGGAATCCGCCTGTATACGCCTACCGGGGAGCCTTGTCAAGCCCTTTTTTTGCCGGTGTTTTGGTACTAAAAACTCCTTACTCTTGCTTGTCCTTTAATGCAGCTAACGTAACGGCTGTATGAGCTAAGTTTAACATTGATTGTGTAAACTTTAAAGCCTCTTCCGTTGTTACACTTGCGGTCATCTTAACTAGCAATGCTCTAATAGCAATTTCAATTTCAGTCTTCATAGGGTTTTATCTCCTAATGAATATTAGTTTTAAAGGCTGTTGCATGAGGACCAGTTCTAGGACGGTATTAGTCCCTGTCATTTCAGGGTACCCGCGAGAAATTCGCCAAAGCTCTCGCCACGCTCCTTTTCCATGCAACAGCTCTTAAAACTCTCTTACTGCAACCGGTTACAGCGTCCGGTGGACTTAGCTCCCTCGCAAGGGTGTCCTGATTTGCCCCGTTTTTTGTAGAATGAGAGGCTAATTTTAGTCTCCACTCACAAGGCGTTTCGTCACGTCTTGCTATTCTACTTTCCGCCTATCATACCCTAGTTTGCCCATCCCTGTAGTCTGGTATCATCCTTGTGTTGAGGCTACTTACTTTAAATCTATTACCCGGCTTTCGCAGCCAGCTTAGCGGCCTTGTTCGCTTCGCGTGTCGCCTTCGCCTTCGCCGTCGCAGCGGCCTTATCCTCGGCACTGCGCGCCTTCTGCGGCTTACGCGGAGCCTTCACGGCAATGCGCCATACGCCAACGGCACCTGCCGGGACCACTTCGATATCGGAACCGTCTTCACCCTTGACCATTACGGGACCGGTGCGGACAGTAAAGTAAAAACCCTTTAGACGTTGCTCCGCTGCACGAACAGTAGGACCAAAATTCTTGCTGGTCGTACCGGGGATCACCAGTACATCGTCTACGTCCAGCTTATCGAACGGGTACTTGCTTTCACGTACACCAAAGCCGGGACCACGCTTCTGCGGGGGTGCTGGTACCTTTGAGAAAATCTGAAATTCCATTGTCTTTCCTTTATGTTTGTTTAGGGGTAGCGGCTAAGGTCTTCCCCTAGCTCAGTGCTGACTCTACGCCTATCTTTTCCGGTTGTCAACACCTTTTAGAAAAATATTTTCACCCCTACTGCGATCAGCACGGCAACCAGCAGGGACACCGTACCGATCACCAGCAACACCCTCTGCCGCGCCCGTTGCCTCTGGCGTTCCTTCATCGCCTGTACAGCTAGGGCCGTCTGGTCGAAGTCTACCCGGTCTTCACGCCTCACTTTCACTTTACATCCTCCTTAATATAAATCTTAGAACGCCATAAAGTAAAACGCTCTAAATTTGTCGGGATTCTTAAAGTATGCCACACTACTTCTCTACAGTCACCATCATCCTTCCAGCGCTTATGCACTGGGACCAATAGAAGTAAAACGAAACCAAGTACCCATACACTTAAAACTACTACACCTGATAACATAAATCCTCCTAGCCATGACGGCGCAGCAAGAACTACTCACTAACTGGGGCAAAAACAGTTAGCTTTCATTCCTGCCGCGCTGTCTATTAATCTTTTTTAACCACTACTACTTCTGGAACATATTGACCCTCGTTAGGTGCCCAAGGTTCATGTCCCAATAAAATAAAAACAGTATTTTCAGCCCACAAGTTATCACCACCACGCGAGCGCAACCAGTCACGCAATGAAGCCCGATCTAGTTCTGCAATATCATAAGTACCAAATCCACCATCCGGCGCAGTAGCCCGAATATAAATACCAGTAGTACCATGACGTTCGCCTAAACGATGTACATCAACTTTAAATGCCATTTAATTTCTCCTATGACTTCTCATTTTAACTTTGTTTCTTGCTTTCTTTCTGTGTTTATTTCCCATGTGCCGCTTTCTGTTCGGTTTCGCACTGTCGTCTTTTGCTCTGGTACTGACAATGTATCCGCGACGCCTGTTTCTGATTGCCATTTTGTTTACTCCTTTACTGCATCTGGACCAAGACAAATACCAACTCTACCCCCACGATCCCCGTAAGTATTCCCCGGTGGCAAACCTATATTTAAATCAAAATGTGTTACTGGGTTATCTGTACACTTACTTAGTTCTATTCCACTCCAGCACTTAATTCTAAGCACTGTCGCACCTAGCGGTGAATGAATCCAAATCATTTTTCCTTCTACATCTATCTCCATTTCTACTACTGGTACTTTAATTCTCATTCTTTTTCTCCTTCTCACAATCAAAAAACCCCGGCATACCAAAACCGGGCGGAACATAATGCGCCCCCGGTTGACCACAATTCACGCAGAGAAATTCCTTTTTAATCTTTGCCATTCTTGTTTTATAATACTGTTCCCTCTTGCGTTTCTTTTCCTTGTGACTGGTCATTTTAATTCCTCTTGGTACTCACTATCTTACACTGGAGTCCATTCACTGTATATTCTTTTATTACCTTTGCCGGTTCCGGTTCTTTGATCCCGGTTACTTTACGGAGCGCTTGCATAAAGTCATCTTCTTTTACTGGTACCAGTTTCTCTTCAAACTTAGGCAATAGCGTATTTAATGCTGTCTTTAACTCTAGCGAAGTTCGCTTGTCAGCTATTGCTGTTTTTATTCCGCTTGCTACTCGACTTTTCATCTCTTTTTTATCTGCACACTCTGAGCAAGTCCAGTTAGCTTTATCTTGTGTGATATCCTTATAGCCACATACTGGGCATTTGACTTGGACATACGTATTACTGTCACCACCTGCATTTTTGTATTTGTTCATAAGTAAATACCTCTTTATTGCGCTGCGGATTCGCTTGTAGTGTTCCCATTCAGAAGCATATTCTAATACGCCATACTTCTCGTACAGTTTAATTACCCTTTTAATAAACTCTGGACCATGCCATGCCCATCTTTCTCTATTCCTAACTGCGTCAATCGGAGTTATTACATGGGTAATCTCATGTAAAACTAAACACACACTAGCTCTTGTTCTATCATTATCTGCGTGACACGTAATTCTTTTGTCCCAAGGGCTACCTTTCCCATGTCCACGGTATCCATTTTTATAGGAGTACCAGATTATTTTAACATCGCTTCCCGCTTCTGCGTCTGTTATTTCTCTTGCCCATTGTGGGACAACATTTGATCTTTTAAAACTTCTCCGCATAGCACTCTCCAAAAGACTGCCTTACACTCTCAGTATAGCACAACCAATACCACCGTCAAGCACTTTTTCTTATGTCACCCGAATTTTAATTTCTTCGCTTGGGTTCCGCATTGTGCTTATTAATTCTTCACAAGCTTGGTAAGCTAACTCTGGCTCTTTATAATCTCTTTGACTAGAACATACAAATAGATTATCATCATCAAAAAGAAACCAGTAGTAACGGCCATTGCCAGCTCTTTTTATTTCAAATCTCATTTTAGTCTCTCCACTCTTTAGGTACACCTAGCTTCATTGCTAACATGCGACACTCTTTAGGCGTAAGCATATGCCGCACTCCCCTAGATACATCTAAAAGTATTTGTTCTACTTCTGCTCTATCATTTAAAGACTTTTCATACTGTTTCATCCATACCCACCGCATTACTATACGCCTTAATCTATTCCACATTATTCTGTCTCTTCATCTAAAACAGTGGTATATCCTTCTAATGCCGAACTAGCTTGTTGACTACTTAGTTTTACTACGCGATGATGTGGGTGCCTGTTCCTATCCCGTTGTTGTTTCTTTTTCTTATTGTCTTTATTTCTTTGATATTGATCCCAATCTTTTTGGTTTTGTTCTGTCCACTCTTCTCTGGATAAAAACGCTACCAATGGTTTAGGCAATGGAGTAACATAAGGATAAACTACCTCTAGTGGTTCTCCTATCTTTCTTTTCTTATTTAATTCGTACTCTATTAAAAGCCGCAACGGGGTTAGCTCCCAGATAGCCGCTTTACGTGTGTGTCTACGCCCCGGCGGGATTGCTAGTGTGTCGAGGGTCGCGATAGTCAGGCGCGGCGCTCCTGCGCCCGCTGGTGAGGCTTGCAGCAGGGTTCGGGTCTTAGGCTCAAGAGCAAACACTTGACCCAAGTATTTCAAGAAGTAAAACCGTTTCATTTTACACCAACAGAACAGCCAATATAGGTACATTTAACAGGGTCTAAGCCTGTTTTTTCTTTGTATATTTCATCTGCCTCTATTATTCCATCAGCTTCTATTACTATTTTCTTTTGTTTATCGTCATCTTTTAGTTTGTGATTTGTATACGTATACGTATAGTTTTTCATTTTACCCTCTTACTATACCAAATATTAACAAGCCCATCTTTGCACAGAAGCAAGAACATTTTTAGATGGAAAGTAATTAGGTTCCAATGAGCGTTAGTTTGCCCACCGGTATAGATAAACCGTATCGCTTTTCTGTCTATTTTTATGCTTCTCATTCTGTCACCTTTTTATGTTGTATCCACCAACGTTCTTTGTATACTACTACACAAGCGCAGTAAAAACAGGAAAGGCATTTA